GACATCGTCTGGTGGTCGTATTGAAATATGGACCCTTGAGGATGAGAAGGCAGGTCGATCTAGGTTTTATCATCTTGTTATCATAGATGAAGCCGCATTCACGAAACCCAATGCAATCTCTGTCTGGGAAAAAGCTATACGACCTACCCTTCTTGACTTCCGTGGGGCAGCTATCATTGCGTCAAATACTAATGGTATCAACGAGGATAATCTTTTCTGGCGCATCTGCAATTTGCCAGAGTACGGATTCAAAGAATATCACGCTCCGTCACATAGCAATCCGTTCCTCCCAGCCGATGAACTGGAAAAACTTGAACGAGACAACGCCCCCTTAGTCTACGCGCAAGAGTATCTAGCTGAGTTCGTAGATTGGGCAGGACAAGCATTCTTTAGTTTAGATAATATGTTAACGGAAGGGAAACCAGAACCCTTCCCAGAACGATGTATGTATGTATTCGCCACGATTGATACTGCGGTTAAAACTGGCAAAGAAAATGATGGAACCGGCATTGTCTATTGGGCTTATGAATCATTAGGTGATCAAAAGTGGCTCAAGGTTGTTGATTATGAATACTTTCAAATTGAAGGTGGGATGTTAGAGCTTTGGCTTCCGGTTGCATATAATAATCTGGAGGAGTATGCAAAGAAGTGTGGGGCTCGATTGGGCAGTAAGGGTTGCTTCATTGAAGATAAGGCTTCTGGTTCTATTCTTCTTCAACAAGCTCGTCGTCGTAATTTTCTTGTGAGTGAGCTACCACAGAAACTGACACAACTCGGCAAGGCAGAGAGAGCTATCAACGTATCCGGCTATGTCTTCCAAAAGAAGGTTAAGTTTCTTGAAACTGCTTTTGATAGAGTCATATCTTATAAGCAGGTGGCTAAGAACCATCTTTTAGGTCAGGTGCTTGGATTTCGTGTAGGTGACATTGAAGAACGTGCGGATGATCTACTTGATGCCTTTACATATGGAATAGCAATCTCGTTAGGAAATTGGGAGGGATATTAATGACCACGGTAATGATAGATGAAACTTCTCGTGGGACAAGCATCGCAGCAAATGAGATGTTGACTTCTATTACACTGAAGTCTGTTCCAACTCAATATGGGAATGATTATCTTTGTTTGGTTAATCAGGTCATTGGAAAAGATCAAAATGATAATGATATTGTGCTTCAAGAAAATACATTATTCAATCTGCATATAGCAACCTCTCATGTGAGTATTGATAGCAATCTTATGTCTGGTGGTAGATCGCGTTTTTCAAATCTTGTGGTTAAGGATATTCCTCCAGGAAGTAGTTTTGAAATTGAGCATGACACACCTCCTGCACCTCCAGCTTTAACATCACTCTCTCCAGACACTGCTGTTTCTGGTGACTCTGATTTTACCCTTTCTTGCATTGGTACAGGATTTGGGGCTGATTCAGTGATCTCGTTTGGTGGAGTTGATAAACCTACGACCTTGGTTTCTGATACAGAAGTGACAACGGTAGTGAGACCACCGTTGGTTACTCCAGATCCAATTCCTGTCCAAGTACATGAAGGAACAGTTTATACGGATCCTATTGATTTCACCTTCACAGAACCTGCGAAGGCAGAATAATGGCGACTTATACTGTTGACAATACCAAGGTTGGAACATCTCTTGTAGCAGCAGCCGGAACAATGACTGCTCTTACAGTCGCTGTTGCTCCGACGATTACTGATAAAGATGCTCAGGTTCGTATTACAGATGGACCTGGAGGTCGTAATTTGTTTGCGGCCACGATATCTGCATTAGTCTTTCTGTTTGAACCAAGGCCGGGAGTTGCTCTAACTCCAGGAACAACTGCTCCAACTTTTCCTAGATCAGTGTGGCCTGTTTCTGGTTCACAAGCATTTGCGAATGGTCTTTATGTCCAGAGTTGTCCCACTGGGATTTCTCTGACGGTGACAGCATGAGAATCTTTGAGCCTTTACAAGAACTTGAGTTTCATGATGGTGATCGGTTGATCGGTATGTATATTCCTGGTCTACGTTATAATTGTGAAGATGGTACAGCACTATCAAATCTATTAGATCGCTGGTTAGCTGAAAATTTGGTAAAGTTGATTGAACAATATGAAAGTGAACGATCTGCATATGTTTCTGGACAGGGTGAAGTTAGATAGGAGCTTATCATGGCGGTTACGCATCCTACTGCAATTCGGAATGGCATTGCTGGCTACGTCTGTGGTCAGATTGATATTAACACGCCACCCGGTAAGCTCGTATTCCAAACAGCAGCGAGTGTTACGGTGGCGACATGTACATTTGGGAATCCGTCTTTCGGTGCGGCAGCGACTGGAACATCAACCGCCAATGCGATTACTGATGATACCAATGCGGTCGGTGGTACGATTACAAAGGCTGAATTACGACAAGGTGGTGCCACACCCGTTGTTCTTTGCTCGGTAACCGCGACTGGTGGTGGTGGTGATATTCAGTTGAACTCTGTTGTTATATCTGCCGGTCAAACTGTTCACGTATCGTCGTTGACCTACAGCGCTCCTCCATGACCTGGATTCGTTCAGGAGAATGTTGTCGCTGTGGTGAATGTTGTAGTGGTGATCCATTTAATGGTGAAGAAGGTCCGGCCGTTGTTCCTGAGGCCTGTCCACTTTATCGTATAATAGGCGGTCACGGACATTGTTCTGGTTATGGTGTCCATCCATACTATCTCAACGGCTGTAACGTCTGGCCATCGCATCCTAACCAAATCATGGATAAGCCCTCTTGTACATACCGCTTTGAATGGCGTGAGTAATGGCGGTTAAGACACTCTACTTCAAAGATGTTACCAGTAGTGGTGCTCTGTCCTTGCAGGACGGTGGCACTGCTCCGGTTGGAGCAATAACCGCGACTGGCTGGACTGTCGCCAAGCTCGCTAGTCCAAATTTCTCGGCCCAGAATGTCGGGTTTAAGAAGGCTTCTACTACTTTTGCTGCGACTGATGCTCTTGCCACTCCATCGTTAACGCCAGCAACGTGTTGGCGCTCAGAGAATCCGTTTACTGGCACGTTCGCAAATACCAATTGGTCGTTTGCATTTCGCGTTCGTGCAGTATCGGCAGTGTCGAGCCAGACTGGTGCTATCAAATGCCGGATTTGGAAGTCTACAACTAATAACGGTGCATCCGGTAATACCGAACTAACGACTGCGGTCCTTACTGGCACGACGACCGCTGTGCTTTCAACCACGGCATCGGCCACCTCGACCGTTACCTGGACTCCTGGCTCGACGCTCACATTTAACAATGAGTACTTGTTTGTCCAGTGTGAATGGAGTATCGTTGCTACTTCTGGCAGTAACACTAGTGACGCGGTGTTCTATGTCGAGTCTGCTGGTGCGATCACTACTTCTGATTTCGTAGCTACTACCTCTTCTGGGACCGGTACTCCTGTGTCTCAGGCTGCTACACTTGTCAGCAATAGCATCAGTTCTTCTCAATCAACAGTTGGTGCCCTCGCTGCTACTGCGTCCACAGTTGTTGGAAGTGGCACCGTCACTGGCGCGGTTTTGTACACTGGCCCTGGAGATATTGTATCAGGCGCGACTGCTTGGTGGGGTCTGCGTGCATATAGCTCTGCTGTGAGAGGAACTAACGCGGTGCGTCTACGCCGCAGCTCCGATAATGTAGAGCAAGATTTTGCAACTTTACCCGCAGGCGGTTTGGACACTGCTGCGATTGCAACATTTGCCTCAGGAAGCTCCTTGTATGTTGTAACTTTGTATGATCAGACTGGTAACGGGTATACTGCTTCACAATCTACTGTTGGAAATCAACCTCTATTTTCCACTGCGACTTTGGTCCCCTCAATTTATTTTGATCGAACAGTGCCGCATTATCTCACAATGGCTTCGGCGCTGCCAGCGAGCCTGCCAAGGAGTTTAGTCGCTGTTGTCAATCCGCATTTGAGTGGAAATTATGGCACGATTGTTTCAAATGCGGTATCTGGCGCGTTTATGTTTCGTATCAACAATGTCAACACTGTTCAGAATGTTATAAATTTCATTGCTATATTGGGTAGTTCCACACTTGTTGTTCCGCCTGATTTATGGACATCGGTAGCGGCAGCTTATGATGGTTCTGTATCTCACACATTTGTTATGGCAGGAGAGGAGGTAATATCTGTCTCTAACACGTCTACCACTGGAATAAATCTCATCGGGAATGAAGGAGGCGGGACTGGTGGGACATATGCGTTTGGTGGTTACATGTTGGAGGTGTCCTGTTATGGATTGGTGCTCACTGCGGCAAATGCAAGTGCACTGAATGCTAACTCGCTAGCATTTATTACCAGTAGTTCTTATTTCGGGCCGATGGATATTTCGCCGCGACCTAAGACATGGTGGGGATTGCGTGCAGGCAGTCCTATGTCTATTGCTAACAATATAAAAGTGATCAGGGTACGCGCGAGCGGTGATAATGTTGAAACTGACATTGGACTAATTTCTAGTGGTGATCTTGATCAGGCGGCAGTAACGTCATTCATAGCAACGCATGGAGGAACTGCGTTCGTTGTAAAAATTTACGATCAGACTGCCAGCGTTGCGGATATGATCCAAAGCACGGCTGCGAATCAGCCAGTATTGCTGCTGAACGGAGGAAACAACAAGCCTGCTGTGCAATTTACGCGCAGCTCCGCCCAGCTCATGCAAGCTGGGGTTACCATCTCCAATCAGCCGGAGGCAGAGAGTATCGTAGCTGAGTATATAAATGATGGTTTGCAAAGTGATCTCATTGGAGATTCTGCTGGTTCTGTGTCCGTGATATTTAACTATGGAGGATCGAATCCTAACCAGCTGCTTGTGAATGCTGGAACCAGTATAACCTACACAGCTACAGATGGAGTATATCATAGAATAAATGTGATTTATAATGGTGGTTCTGGTGCTATTATGCTTGATGGCACTGATAATAGTTCACAGAATTTTGGTACCAATTCTATGTATGCCGGTGTTGTCACTTTGGGAGGGATCGGAGGAGTCTATTTCAACGGTAATGTTCGTGAGACAGGAATATATGATACTATAGTAGGATTTAACCGTGCAGGTCTTGACTCAAACCAGCTTAATTATTGGGGCTCTGCACCAGTAACTACGACAGGAACAGGTGTACTTTCAGCTCAGTCCTCTATTGCTGCTTCGACTGGTGTTTCAATATCTCTTGGTTCTGGTGTTGCGACTGCTGGTAGCGTTGCGATTTCAGCTTCGGCTGTGAGTAGTAGTGTCGGCACAGGTGCACTTCTGGCAGGTTCGTCTGTTCTTACTTCTTCTGCCAAAGGAAGTAGTATCGTTACTGGAACGCCAGCGGCAGGAGTGTCTGCTCTCGTTTCTTCTGGCACAGGCAGTTGGATCGTAACTGGTACACTGACTGTAGGAGTATCTACTCTTGCTTCCTCTGGTGTAGGAAGTAGCGTCGGCACTGGTATTCTCACAGCAGGAGCATCTGTTCTTACTTCTTCTGGTATAGCTGGCAATGTTGCTGCTGGTACCGGCACTCTCGCGGCAGGAGTATCTGCTCTTACTTCTTCTGGTGTAGGAGGTAGCGTCGGCACTGGCACTTTCGCGGCAGGAGTATCTGCTCTTACTTCTTCTGGTGTAGGAAGTAGTGTCGGCACTGGTATTCTCGCAGCAGGAGTATCTGCTCTTGTTTCTTCTGCTAAAGGAAGTAGCGTCGTTACTGGCACACCAGCGGCAGGAGTATCTGCTCTTATTTCTACTGGCATAGGAAGTAGCGTTGCGACTGGTGCATTAGCATCACAGTCAAGTTCTCTCGCTGGTGTTGCTTCTGTACTTGCGGCGAACAGTGGAGTATTAATTTCGCAGTCGTCTGTTATTGCTGGAGTGGCGAATGCGATAATATTTACAACTGGAACTGGCACTCTTGCAGCGCAGACTGCGACGACGAGTGGCGCAGGCTTAAGCAAAGCTCTTGGCACTGCTGTATTGACGACAACAAATTCCTTGATCGTAGCTTCGTCTGTTAGTAGTAGTTCTGCTATTGGTTCGGTGGTGGTGTCACCAGCCTTGATCGCTGGCTCTGGTATTAGTCGTGGTGTTGGAACCGGAGCGCTGATATCTCAGGCTGCTGTTGTAGCTGGTGTCGGTTCTGGGCTTGCGGCGAACAGTGGAGTGCTGACAGCACAATCGTCGGTTGTTGCTGGAGTAGCAAATGCCGTAATAGTCACAACTGGAACTGGTGCTCTTGTAGCACAGGTTGCGACAGCGAGTGGCGCGGGCACGAGTCGGGCTCTTGCTACGGCTGCACTGGCCGCTGCGAATTCTTCGATTGTAGCTTCTGCTGTCAGTAATACTCCGGCTGTTGGCTCAGTGGTAGCAGCATCGGCCATGATTGCTGGTGTGGGTTTCAGTCGTAGTATCTCCACCGGAATATTGATAGCACAGAATTCTAATGTAGCTGGTGTCGGTCTCTCTCTTCAGGCAAACAGTGGGGCAATGGTTCCTCGTCCAGCTATTATAGCTGGACAAGCTATAACAAAATCAATTGGCTCTGGTATACTTTCTACTGGAGCGGTGCAGATTAGTGGTGTATCGGTTTCTTCTTGGCGTGCAAGTGGTGCTCTAGTCACTAATTCTTCACAAATCCATGGTATAGGTGTTGATCAAACTTCTGGAATCGGTGTGCTAGATGCATATAGTTCGTTTGTCTTTGGCTCTGGTGCAAGTAGAAATCATTATGGTGGAGTATATCTTAATGGGGTTGTTGTTCAAAAAGTAAGTTTTGTTGGTTGTTGCTTGAATCAAAAAGTGTCATTGACTGGAACAATTGTTAGAACTATCAATTGTTCTGGTGTGATAAATAGGGCAGTTAATCTTAATCATACCTTGAAGTTAAATCAAACAGCTAGACTGAAAAAAGCTGCCTGATGGCCAAAAATTTTGAAATGTTCGCCGGAGATACACCTCAAATAGTTGTTACAGTTGTTGATCAAGACGGCGCGATGGTGAGTTTGACTGGTGGTCATGTGTTGTGGGAAATGGCAACCCAAGATTGGGCAACGAATACAGATGCGGTTATAGTGACCAAAACATCAGATACGGCACAAATTACATTGGGATATGGGCAATTTACCGTTCATTTACTTTCTGCTGATACAGTAGGATTAGCGGGATCAAGTTATTACCATGAAGCACAAGTAACATTGGCTGATGGTACTGTTGGAACACCACTCACAGGCACGATCAAAATCAAACCAAACTTGATCGCACCAAGATGACTTCTATTCCGTCAAGCACAGTAGATACTACTCCTGGCAATGCTTTGCAGGAGCTTCTGGTAGCTCCGGACATTGTTCCGGGAGATGTGGTGAGCTATCAGACTTGTAAAGAGATCTATTTGTACCATCCTTTGGGCGCACGGATAACTGAAGGACCAGTCAGCCTTGCACTTTCACAAAAACGGACTATCAAAGTTCCAGATAGTCCTGGTGAACACTGTGTTGATGCTTTTAATGAAGAATGGAAGAATATTACTGGTGATTTTCTTGTTCATAATTTGCTTACTCTTAGCAGAATATATGGTATTGCGTCAGTTGCCCTCTTGGTTGATGGAATGAAGAGTAATCAAGTCATTGATTATTGGGATTTACCTGAACTTAACATTAGTTTCAATATTCTTGATCCACTTAATACGGCTGGTAGTCTTGTTTTGAACCAAAATCCTAATGCAATGGACTTTTTGAAGTATACGCAGATTGCAGTTAGTGGATTGGCGTACCATCCTTCGAGAACTGTGACTGTAACCAATGAAAAACCGATATATTTGGGATACACGACATCAGCATTTGGGTTTGTTGGTCGAAGTGCATACCAACGAGCTTTTTATCCTCTAAAATCTTACATCAAAAGTCTAATTGCTGATGATTTGGTTGAGACTAAGGTCGGTGTCCTTGTCGCAAAGACAAAACAACCCGGTAATTTCGTTGATAATATCATGGCTTGGGCGATGGCCTTCAAGCGTTCTGTTATAAAAGAGGCAGAAACGGGAAATGTGATCAATATCACCCCTGAAGAAGATATTGAATCTCTAAATATGCAAAATTTGGAAGGTCCACACGTACTAGCTAGACGAAATATTCTTGAAAACATCGCAAATGCAGTCGATATGCCGGTTAAACTCCTTACCCAGGAATCGTTTGCTGAGGGGTTTGGAGAAGGTTCGGAGGATGCGAAATCGGTAGCACGATACATGGATCGACTTCGGGAGACCATGGACCCAGTATACCGATTCTTAGATCGTATAGTTATGCACCGAGCCTGGACTCCAACATTCTTTAAGTCATTGAAGAAGAAATTTCCTGAACTGTATACTGACACATCGTATAAAGAAGCATTTTATGATTGGATGAACAGTTATCAGGCTATTTGGCCGTCATATTTGCGTGAACCAGATTCTGATCAGATTAAAGTTGATGATACAAAGATGAAGGCTGCAATTGCCATTTATCAAATTTTGGAATTTAGCTTCGATCCAGAGAATAAGGGCCGGTTAATTCAATGGATTGCTGATGCAATCACAAATAACAAGCTTCTGTACTCCAGCCCATTGAATCTTGATTATAAGACATTATTGGAACAGCTAAAGAAAGATCAAGCGCAGCGTGAAAAACAACAAGAAATGGGTATGGAGCCTGATGATCCTAAGGCAGATCTTCCGAAAGTAAAAATGTCGCGTGCTGATTCTTCTGTAGTTAAACTGATAGAACATATTAAAAATGCCTCTAAACAGTGAAATTGCTAAATCTTTGACTTATTTACGAAGAAGATATAAAGTTTCTGAGCGAGATTTGGTTTCTTTGGCGAAAAAGCTGTTGAGTGTTGAAGAACAAGAGGAAAGTTGGGAAGAGATTACTCAAAACTATCTAAAACAGAGAAAAAATAGAAAAAAGTGAACATGACAGCACCTCCTGCAGGAGTCACGCAATACTTCCCGGCCACGGCGAAAGAGGCGGCGAAGACACAAAATCAGCAGTGGTGGGAAAAGGTCTTAGGTTACTCTGTAAAGCCGGGTGATACTACGCTTTATCTGTTCTTGATCTATACCAGTCAGAATACTGGTAATGTGTTGGTGGAGGTAAATGATTCAGAGCTAATGCAGCTATGGCCTAAGCTGACAAAACAGGAGCAGAACTTCTTCAACTCGAATGTGTTGCAGGCGAACGACCCGAAGGTTACAGCGTTCTTTGCGGAAACTCCACCTCCGTTGGCTGGTACGGAATGATAGTTTCCCTAGAGGTTAAAAATGCCATTGACTGAAAAGGGTGGAAAAATTAAATCTGCTATGGAAAAGCAGTATGGTCCTGAAACAGGGGAGAGAGTTTTCTACGCTTCGAAGAATAAAGGTAAGATTACTGGAGTTGATTCAAATCGAGATGATGATAATCAGCATATGGGATTTACTGCTGCGCAAGCAGAACCTGTTAAGAAATTAGTTGATTCATGTGATGCATTGATTTCACGTATAGATGCTTTTGAACATCGAAAAGCACAAAGACAACCAATAAGCGTGAAACCGAAGAAGAAAGATAATCTCCAACCTAGCAATCCTCATCCAAAGGATCCTGGTGGATGACGGTAGCTGCCGGAATTCTGTTTAAGTCGCAAAATGGTCGTATCCTACTTTGCCGCCGTACAGATGGGTTGGGATGGGCCTTCCCTGGTGGTGTGCAAAAAGACGGTGAGACTATAGAAGGTTGCGCGATTCGAGAGTGTTTAGAAGAAACTGGATATAATTCTGGACATGTTGGTCCATTACTTAGTCGTAGGGTCAAGGATGGAGTGGATTTTTCTACTTTTATTCATAATTGTCCTGACGAGTTTCGCCCTGTCCTTAATCATGAGCATGATGCGTTTGTATGGATAAATCCAGATCATGCATCTAGTTTAGGCTTGCATCCCGGTTGTGATATTGCTTTACGTAAGATGAAAGGGATGAATGAATTAGAAATAGCAGAGGCAATTCGAGATGAAGAACTTGTTTCTCCTCAATTCATTGAAAATGTTTGTCTAGTTGATCTGCGGATCAGTGGTACGGGGTTCAGTTATCGACCTAAACTAAACGAATGGGTCTATCGTCGTGACACCATATATCTTACTCCTGAATTTTTACGCCGATGCAGTGGAATTCCAATTATATTGGATCATCCAACTACACAGATACTTAATTCTGATGAATTCTCTAAACGTGTAGTTGGGACAATGTTCATTCCTTATATTAAAGGAGATGAAGTTTGGGGTATCGCAAAGATTTATGATAAGATGGCAATAGGCGCGATTCATAGCATCCAACTATCAACTTCTCCTAGTGTGGTTTTTCGAGATACTAAGGTCAATTATAATATTGAGTTAGAGAATGGAGATAATCTTCTTGTTGAAGGTAAGCCAAGCTTTGTTGATCACTTAGCAATTTGTGAAAAAGGCGTTTGGGATAAAGGTGGTGACGCTAGTGGTATCCGGATAGATAATGATTCTGCTGCTATTGGTGAACCTAGTGAAAAGGTTGTGACTGCTAAACCGGATAATGAAGGTGGTGAACTACCTGCACCATCATTACCTCCACAAGGAGCTGGTGGTCTTCCTGCTCCACCTATGCAAGGCATTCCACCAGGACTAGTTGGATTAGCTGATGGTCTTAGTAAATTTGCTGAAAGACTCGACAAATTTATGACTAGAAGAGATCTAATGGTACGTTGAACGGCGCGGTGTCGCGCAAATAGTAGCTGTCAACCAAGGAGGATTCCAATGGCAGCAGATGCAGTGAGCGTCGATACCATGCTGGCCGACGCTATTTCAAAGATGGATGCTCTCACCAAGCGGATGGATGCTCTTGAAGTTGGTGAGAAACACATCATCAAAGGAGACGACGATGACGATAAAAAGTCGGATCGGAGTGACAAGGTTTCGTCGGCTAAGTCCGACGACGACGACGATGACAAGGGACTCAAGAAAGGTGATGGTATCACAGCTCCCAAGACTAAGATCAAAGATGATGCTAAGAGAGCATCGAAAACTGATGCAACAGAGCCTCCGCCCCCGGTGAAGGGAACCAAAACTGACGACGGTGAGCTTGAAATCAAGCACGGGAAGGAGAAATCTGACGCTTTTCCTCCGCCTAAGAAGGCCAAAGCTGACGATGATGATGACAAAAAGGACGACGCTTTTCCTCCGCCTAAGAAGGTCAAGGATGATGATGACGACGACGATGACAAAAAGAAGGATGATGCCGTCATGAAGGCCGATGCTGCCGATCTGAGGAGTCAGATTGCAAATCAGGCAACCGTCATCAAGCGTCTAGAATCCATGTTGAAGCCGAAGTCTGATGAAGAGCATGCTGCTTTTGCAGATGCACAGGCAAGAGCGGATACTGTGTTCTCCGGATTTGGGCAGCGTGCTCCCCGGCCACTGGAAGGTGAGGTCCTTGCCGATTATCGCCGCCGTTTGGCTACGAAGCTGAAGTCCTATTCTACAGTTTGGAAGAACGTAAAATTCTCTCAATTGCCGGATGAGGCTTTTGCAATTGCTGAGAGTCAAGTCTATTCAGACGCTGCTTCTGCAGCTTCTAATCCTGTAGATCTGGAAGCAGGAGAGTTGCGTGCAGTTACGAAGATCGACCCATCAACTGGTGTTCGTTCTATCGTGTTCTACGGTAGAGAATCTTTTGTTAAACAGATGGGTCGTCCTGGTCGGAGAGTGGCTTCTTTCCGCACTCTGGCATCCCAGTAACCCGCTCGCTTTGTAGAAAGGAGCTAGTCAGTTATGCAACTAAATCCGTATGTCCAGACTAATGCGCCTGGAATGTTCAACATCGAGTCTGATGGACTCATTGTTGGCACTGCTTATCCGGATCCGGCGGCACGCTTCGCACTTGCTGGAGGATGGTTGGCACAGACAGAAACTCTTCCAATGTTTGGTGGAGTAGCAATTTCAGAGAATGTTCCACAGGAACGTCCACCTGTGACACGAGCTGATGTTGCTCTTGGTAGTATCATTGCTCGTGCCGCAGCTTACGCGAATCTTACCGGGTTCAGCGTTTTTGACCAGAACTATGCCGCATATAATTCACCTCAATCGCCTGTTCCGACAGTTGATAAGGGTGGTATGGTGAATTTCTATCGGCTTGGTTCTGGTGCTCGTGTTGCACTGGCAATCGACCCTACTCTGATCACACTGGAAGGTGGATTAATCACTGCTCAGGTCTCCTGGGACTTTGTCAACCAGAAGATCATTGCCTTTGCTACTACAGCGTTGAATGTTAGGATTCTAGCGATCAAAGCTGCTGGATGCATGGTTCCATCCTACAGTGGTACAACTTTCTTTACGACGTGGAACTACAACGGAGCAGCAGCGGTTTGTCTGCTGTAATCTTAACCTGAAGAGGCCGGGGCCAACTCTGGCCTACCATATCTAGCATAGGAGTATAAACATGGCTTCGATTGCTCCGGCATTCGTTCAGGTCCATCCTTCTTACATGATGCCTGATACCTTGATGCCGTATTCTCAGGCATCTGGTGCATTTGAGCTTCTAGCTTCGGGAGCTCCTTTGATCAGATTGTCAGATGGAGATCTCTACGCTTACATCAAGCGTGTCGATCTTCGTACTCGTATGGCTGCTGGTCAGTCTTCTTATAATCAGTTGCCAGGAGTCAACTTCTCACTGTCGCAAATCAGTGCTCCGACATATCTGATACGGGTTCGTGCAGAATATGATCACCACGACACTGCGGCGATGTCCCGATGGGGTCTTAGCATTGTTGATGCACATCGTCTCGGTATGCGGCAAGCTGCATTCCAGCTTATTAGGAATGCTCTGTTGTATGGGTTTAATCCTATCAATGGCGAAGGCTTGGTCAATACCAGTGGCGCGACAGCAGTCACTCTACCGGCAGACAGTGCTGGAAATACAACGGTTGTCACTTATGACAACGGCCAGATGGCATTTTTCCTGATCGCACAGGTAAGTGCAATTAAGACCAGGACTAATCAACTTGGCATTGGTCGTAAGTTTGTGTTCGTTGGACCACAACGGACACTCGGTGCCATGGAATATCAGAACATCGTGCAACTCACCAGCTATCAGCGTGTTGGTGCAGGCAGCACTTCCACGGCTGGCGTGATCAAAGATGTTTTGGAAATGAACGATGATGAGATCATCTGGGCTTATGACGATACTCTGATCGGCAAGGGTGCGGGTGGTAATGACGCAATTGTCATCGTTATGCCGGAGGTTGAGCAGCCAAAAGGTTCACGCATCAACACTAACGAATTTGCGAAGCTGACTCCTTCAATGGAAGCCTGTACGCTTCAGCTTTGTGACATGGCAGCACCGAAAGAAATCCCGGTGCCTCTCGCCGGCGGTGCAATCGACGTGCTTGCCGAGCAGCGGGTTACTTCTGGATGGGGTGTCCGCCCAGAAGCGATTACAATCGTGACGATGCAGTATCAGTAAGCCGGCGATTCTGCGCCAGCACGAACTGCCGTGCTTCAAACTATGGGGACGACTGTAAGCGTCCGGCGCAGAATTATTGGAGGATTGTATGCCAGAACTGTATGTTGGGAATGTATCTAAACAGATTCAGATGTTTGCGTATCGTACACCAGAAAGAACTGGTATCGTGACGCAAACAATCCCAATTGGTGGGCAAATTCGTGTTGCTCCTAATGGTGTAAATGTTGATTTAAGTCCTCCAGAAATTGATGCTATTATAGATCAGCATCGAATGTATGGGATTGTTTCTGTGGATGATCTAAGTGAGAATCGTAGTAGTCCATTCAATGGGTTAATTTATTCTGTTGGGAAACCAATTTCGTCAGAGAAACTTCGTAGGGGAATGCAAAAGAAAGATGATGCATTGAAAGCTTTTGGCCAACGTGTTCGACAAGAAGCAGCACTTGCTGTGAACTCTCAAATTGAAGAACAGATTGGTGCACCATTGCGTCAGTTAGAAATGAGTTTTTCTGAAGAAGAACCTAGAGGTGGTTACGCTGAAGATTTAGACCATGCTGCTGAAGGAATTCGTGTTACAAGATCTCAAAGTGGACCACCGTCAAATCAAGGTCGGCGTGGACGTCGTGGGTAATGGATCCTACTTTAGATGATTTCACCACTTGGGTTCAGGCTATCATGGGCGTGCCTGATGGGTCTATGCCTGACTCTACTACGATTGAAGTGGCTTATAATGAAGCTTTGAATCTGGCCTATTTAGGATTACAATCAGTACCAAGTCAGTCTACCACATTATCTATCTATGCAATGGCGGTCTATAATCTTGGTGGAGCAATATTAGTTGAAATTGCTCAGGATAATCCAAATTCTACGTATTGGACTGATTTAAGGAATAAACTTGGCATCAATAGTTTTGTACCGGGATTCTTAACTCAGGCACATGATCAAGGTACTGGTGAAGGAATCACGGTTATCAAGCAATTAGAAAATCTAACATTGTTGGGTCTACAATTAATTAAAACTCCTTGGGGACGTACATATCTAATGTTTGCTGGTCAATGGGGACCAATCTGGGGTCTCACAATATGAAACTGCAACTTGGTTTCGAAGATATTCCATACGCTGTTCGGTATTCTCAAGCATCTCCGATGCTGGGTTCACTAAAGAAGAGACGACCTAAGAAGTTATCGACACCACAATTATCTTATGGATATGGTAAAACTACAGGACAAATCGCAACTGAATTGGAGAAAAAATACAAGATTGTAGAAACATTTTATGGTTTGGAGGAAGACCACATTGTTGATAATTTTGAAGGAGTTTTTGTGGATGGTTTAAAATCTGGAATGAGTGGTGGAGCTTGGGATGTGGTGTGGAACCCTGTTCCATTAGAAGGAAAATTCAGGCGAAGTTTATCTGGGCGAAGATTTGATGGTCTTATACGTGGAGTTCCGACTTTAGCTGCACAAAAAGGTGTTTCTCATCTATTTCGAAATCCATATGCTCAAAGAGCTCCTCGCCCAAGCTTTATAGACACGTCACTTTATCAACGAAGCTTTAAAGCATGGATGGAGCCTTAAATGCAGAATGTTGGCCTAATTCTCTTAGTTTTTGCATTTGTCTTTGCTGTTATCGCCGCATGTATTATGGAGAGTTCTGGACGTTGGAATTTTGGATGGGCTGCTATTGCCTTCTGGATTGCTAGTGAACTGCTAGGTGGCTTAGGGAGAGTATTCCATTGACTAAGTGGGCTAATTTAGGTTTGATGGAACGCCTCGCTCTTGGAGGATTTATTATTATTGTTCTTGCATTGTTGATATTAGCCTGGACTGGTTATTTTACAGGAGGTTGGGAATCTTCTGTAACTGAAGGAAAATAGCATGTCTACTGAACCCTGTTCTCCTATCAATAAACCCGGTGAGCCTAAAGGCAAAGGGAAGCCTCTTCCTAAACCTTCGAAACCTGAATCTCCTGGTGCATGTTCTAATCCTTCTGGTGGGAAGTAGATGGCTATTCTACCATATATGAGGCAGTTGCCTCAAGACTATTATGCAAAGAACTATGTTCCTCCTGCACCTGTGATTGTTTCTCCTCCTACATTTTTCCCTTTTGTTTCTTCTCCACCCCCTGAATCTATACCATCTTATCCAGTTCAAGGTGGTGCTTGGTATGGGAATAGTCCTCCTTCTAGTCCGCAATTAGGATGGCAGTGGTTAAATCCTGCGAACAATGGTCTGTATCTTTACACTAATCCTGGGGTTTGGACTCAGATTGGTACTAATTGGTAATGAATGCAGCTCCTAGATTGGTCACCTCTGGCTCTGGTGTTCTTGTTGATAGTGTATCCGTTATCGCTGGTAGCGGAATAAGTTTGCCGACGTATTCTCCAGTTCCACCTTGGAGTAATGGCCAACAAGTTACTAGAAATACTGATGGAGTACTGTTTATCTATTCAGCTTCGTTAAACGCTTTGACTATAAATCCCAATGTTTCTGGAATTGCGAAAAATGCTAATTCATTTATCGTTAAGAACTTGCCTACTCCTACTAATTCTGGTGACGCGGCAAATAAGAGTTATGTGGATACTCATGTTGGTGGAGGTGGTGGTATTGCCGATGCTCCGTCTGATGGTTTCACGTACTCTCGTATAAATGCTTCTTGGACCCATGCTATGGATGGTGGATCGTATTAATGGCTTCTGTAACAGACGCCCTTAATTCTAAACCTCCTCTTGGTGCAGCGCTTGCGGCAGGGGTTAAGACCCTGTCGATGGACCAGATAATCGCTTTTTCACTTTATCAGCGTTATGTTTTTCCTCTCGACGGCATGGTTTATTGGATAAAAGTGCCTTCAAGTGCGAATCCGATTACTACTCCTGGTATCCAACCAATGCAAGGAATGGCTATAATAACAGATGATGGTGGTGCTGCTACTCAGGTTTCTCCTGGTAGTTTCTGGGGTGCAAACAGGATTGTAGGAGGTAAGATAATTAATCCTCTTCTAGCAGCAGATCAAGGGCTTAGTGTGGCAGAACCATTATTTTATGATTTTACTGGTCCTTCCTATTCCTATGTAACTTCTACGACAAATGTACTTCAGCCAGGAGAAAGTGTAGATATTCCGGCTAATAATTCAAATGGAGCATGGGTTACTTCTCCTAGTGATGGTCATAAATTTTCGTGTATCTTGTATGCTTCATTACCATCTGTTACTTTACCAACTGATATGGAGGTTCAAGGCTCTTTTCATTATGCATCAGTTAGTGAACAACGCGAAGATGCAACCGTAGATTCTAATGAGATTGTATTTACTTCGTTGTCAGAAATACAGGCATTCAATATAATAGGTCCAAATAATCTGTATATTGGAACGTATGGAAGTCTATTATTTGCTTTCAGTAGTCGTGGTCGGTTGTATGAGCAAGCTGATCTTTATCACTATCAGGGGGTAGCAGTTAAATCAACTCATGCAACTCAGATAATTAGTGATCCTAGTCAATTTGAGCCCACTGTTATTCCTTCTAATTCTTTACCTATTTGGCTTAGTCTGGCGAATTATGTCCCTCCTTATCCTACTTTTAATTGTCCATTTCCTCTATATCCATCTTATCTAGTAGATGATAATCTACCTCCCCCGTTCGGTGCTGTGCATATTGAAGAGACAAAACCATTGGCGATGATCCCATATATGGGTTCTAGGACACAGACTGCTTATCTATGTAGGGATAAAGTTAAGATCCATTTGTATGGATTAGATGCTGAAGATGTTAGTGACTTTATGATTTGTGTAGAAAATTATTCTCGAGACTGGATGACTCTTGGATTTGCCAATAGTCCTGTTCCTTATGATGAGAAGCAGACTTCATCAGAAACAAAGACAATTTCTCAATATAAATCAATAGAGTATGAGGTTAATTATCTACAAACTGTTTCTAGGGATATTGCTAGACAGTTTATTCTTCATGCCAGAGTTCAGTTTTACGATCCATCTTGGTTCACAGACCCTCCATCACAGGTGACGCCCCATGCCACAGACAACATATCTGCCAGTCTACACGGCTGAATATCCTATTCTTGCTAAAGCGCAGAAACCAGGAGGAGTGACTGTTTTATCTGCTGTTGGTGCTGGAGATGTGCCGAACAAAACTGTTCCGTTTACAGCAACGATTCAGATGGCACAGGAGTTAATGCCTGCGGCTGAAGCTGAGGAAAATTCTGGAAATCCTGGGAATGGGGAAGAGGCTGAATCTGAGTCAGTACCTCATCATAAACGCAACAAGAAATCCAAGTAAGTTCTAGTTTCTTACAGAGGAATGTGAACCATGACTGGTGTTCAGACTCAATTTAGTACGGATCCGAATGCGATTGTAACGGTCCACGTTTCAATCATTGAGGCTCCAACCCCTATCAACTATCAGCGGACCGGATGCTTCTTGTCCTTTGGGGCGACCACCACGAATGTTGGTGACACGAACTTACTGACACAATTGTCAGATTTGTTTGTGCCTACGGTTGACAATCCGGCGGGACCTCCACTACTCCATGTTCCGTTGGCAGTCACTTCTGTAGTATGGGCAGCAGGAGTAGTGACTGTTACCTGTCCAACAGCTATTCCAGGAGTTAAGACTGGAGATTTATTCCCAGTTGTTATGTCCGGGTTCACTCCTATTGGTCCGGGTTATAATGGTCTCTACAATGCTACTCTTATAAGTGCGGACGTATTTACGTATCCTGTTGCTGTTAGCCCGGGAACGGCTACTGCACCGATGGGAACAGTGACACTTCATAATACTATTGAATTGCAGCAGATGGCAAATTCTTTCTTTGGCCAAGGAAATGAAGTTGGAGTGTGGGTTCTGGAACTTGGTTGGGATGCAAATCCAGCCAATAACGTCGCAGCTCTTGCAAATTGGCTGGCCAATAATCCATTAACTATCTATGCATTCCTGTTTCCACGTAAATTTGGTTGTGATCCAAGTATTCTTGGTACTGCTGCTCTCCCTCTCCCACTCACAAATCTGTTGAAACAGTATGAGGCTCCATCTAATACGATGGAGTATTTCTGGCTGACTGTAGCCGATGGAAATAGTAAAGAATGGCCTTTGCAATCATATATGAATCTATTCTTCCCAGGTCAATTGGGTTCTGGTGGAACCAAAGGCACTGGATCATCCTTCAAGGATGTGATCCAAATGGTTGAAGCACCTGCTTTGCAGGATCCGACCTTAATCTTTGCTCCTGCTGAAGGTACTGTTCCAGCAGAATGGTTAATTCAAAATTTTATTGATCCAGGTGGTGAATTTACTCTGGCAGCGATGTTCTATAATGCCTTGGCCTATCGACCATCAAACACGAATCGTGTTTCACCAATGGCGTTTAAGTTCCTCTTTGGAGTGACGGAGTACCCGCAAAAGAATCATGGTCCGTTGCTTCGAAACTTTAAGTCTGCAAACACGAACTATGTTTCTACCGGAGCAGAGGGTGGTATCAGTTTCACCATGGTTTATGAAGGAGTTACGCTCGATGGGCATGACTACTTCAACTGGTGGTATACAATCGATTGGATCCAGATTGAGGTTAACCTGAATCTCAGCAATGCTATCATTAATGGTTCCAACAATCCACTTGCACCGTTGTACTATAATCAGGATGGAATCAACTACCTAGAAACTGTTCTTTTCCACACTATGCAGAGTGCTTCAACCTTTGGCATGGTTCTGGGAAAGATCGAAATGACAGGTTACGATGGTCCAGATCTTTCTGCGGCTATTAATGGAGGCCAGTTTGCTGGAAAGTGCAATGTCAATGCCGTTCCGTTCTTAAACTATACTCTGGCCAACCCGGGAGATTATAAGATTGGAGAATATGACGGGTTGTCAACCCTGTTCATCCCTGCGCGTGGCTTCATTCATATCCTTGTGAATGTGGTTGCAACCGACCTTGTTTCACTCTAGGAGGTTAGCCCATGGCCTTTCAGTTCACTCCTCCCGGCGTCCTGAATCGGCTCCGGGCCTCGGTAATTTTTGCTGACTTTCCTGAACTAAATGTCACAAGCAATTTTCTTACAACGGAGGGTATTCGCCTCGCGTTGGAAGGAAATGCAACAGACCTGCTTCCGGCAATGGTCAGCTTGGTCAGTAGTCCAGCACCATATCTTGCTGCGTCAATCACGATGTCGATTGTGCGCAGTTCTGTGCTTGCGTCTCTTTACAAGCTCCAATTTGAGGATACAACTCTTATTGGGCTTACTTCTATTATACCAGATACAGACGTATTGAATCCATACATTATTAATAACGTGGCACTGGAAAGTGTCCGAGAAATGGCATTTGCAGGAATGGAAGCAGCAATGGTAGTCACAGCTCGTGGCTATTACAATGTCAACACAGGATTCTTCGGAACTTAACCAGGGAGTAATATATGGCTGATGGACAGGTAAAGTTAAATAGAAAACTTAACCTGGTTCTTAGTGTAGATACAGAAAACGGTCCGGCTCATGTCCACTCAGTTCCCATAGGTAGGGAAGTGTTTGAGGACAATTTTCTTGTTATCTCGAGAGCTTTTACCGCCGTCTACACAAATGGACTAGGACCAGTTACAGGGCCGCGAGTAGCGGCTCTATTGCTTAAACAAGAAGCCAAGACTCTTGGAGTCTGGGAACGCACTCAGCAGTCACTAATGGCAGAGATCTACCGGTTGACAAATGTCATTGCTCCAACAGAAAATGGTTGGGATTCTATGCCATTTGATGTGTCCAAGAAACGTGGAATACTGTCTGATGATGCAGCAGCGGAGGTGGAAAACTGCATCGTATATTTTACATGCGCCTCGTCAATTCACTTAAAGGCGGAGTTGGCGGTGGCGACGGAAGGCTTGAACACTCTTTGGAACGCGCAAACTACCTTATTGAATGTTACGGAATATATGCGTTCCTTGCCGACCTCGACAGTGGAAGAGAGTATTGGCGAGAAGCCAATGGTAGTGAATCAATAGTTCAATCTTGTATGTCTTGGTTGACCGACGAAGGGTTTAGCGACTTTTTTGATCAGTTTGAATTAGCTTGGCCACATGGAACTCGACTCCAGTGGCAGCAGCGATATATGATTGCAATGTGGAAGGCTTAGATGGCTGATCCCCAGATTGTAATCCCAATATCGCCAGATTTTTTGAATGCCATGAACACGTTTATGGCAAATGTGCAGAAATTTCAGGTTCAAGCACAACAAGTTTATCAAAATGTTCCTCATGTACAGTTAGCAAAAGCTCAGGTTGCTCAATCTGGAGTTGCGACCAAACTCAAGCACACTGCTCAATTATTTGCGAAGCTTTCTAGAACTTTCCAGCGAGAAATCGATCGAATACTTAATTCGATGGGAAGTTTCGGCAAAGCATTTATGAAGAGTATGTCTTTTGAAGCCTTAGCTGCGAGATTTGGTCCTGTTGGTTTTGCGATAGCCGGTGTTGTTTTTACAGCAAAAACTGCATTTAATCTAGTCATTGGTGGGGCTGGATTAGCAAAATGGTTGTGGGATGCGATGGTCGGTCTTGGGGATTCTATGCTCCAGGACTGGCTTCTTGCGTCTGGGACTCTATCTACAGTAGGTGGTGTTCGAGCACTTCGTACTACATTTGCTGGATTGCCAGATGATCCTAATATATTGCCTAATGTGATGCGAGCTCAAGCAAATAGAACATCCCGGCAATATCTTGCTATGCAGATTTTGGGAGTTCAAAATATAAAAAATTCTGCTGATTTAGCTGTTGAAATGATGTTAGCTGCGCAAAAGTTTATGAAATCTCAGAAACAGGGAACAGAGTTATTTATGGCTGAAAAGTTTGGTTTGACTGCGCTTTTCAGCCCGCAGTTTTTGATTGGTCTAAAGAATATAAGTGAAGAAGATTTGAGGGAGAAAGCAAAGCTTTATGAAAAACATAAGGGAATGTTTGAAATATCAGGAAAGGCTATTGAGGGCTGGAAAGAGTTTGTTATCCAAGTTAAAAAGGCAGGAATCCAGATCACAAATATTATTGCTGAAAAATTGGCTGATCCTAATTCAAACTTTGTGAAAGCACTTACTGAATTAAGTAAGGCGATTATAAAATTTGTGAAGACATTTTTAGAATTGCCTTTTTCACAAAAAATGATTAGTTCAATTGAGACTAATTTAACTGCACTTGGAGAGTGGTTAAAATCTGAAAAGCCTATAGAAGGGATAAATGACTCTATAAAAGAAATAAAGAGTATAATTAAGATTTTAATAGACGCAAGAGATACAGTAATCTGGTTTGGAAAGCAATTTGATTTTATCTCTGCAGCTTCTGCAAAGGAACTTTCTGATGCCCAAGTCCAAGCTGGTAGAGCTCAAGCTGGCCAGCCAGTAATCCGACCTTCTCCTAGAGTACCAGGAATTACTGGTCCTAGTCCGCGGATATCAGCCCCATCAGGAGCACCTACTAGAACTGGGGAAGATTTTCCTCCTAGTGTTTCTGTTTCTCCAGATGTTTCTGATGTTCCTGGTATTTTTAATAGGAGACTTGGAGGTCGTACAGGGTTGGAAGGTCGTGTAGGACCTGGAGGTCGTGTAGGACCTGGAGGTCGTGTAGGACCTGGAGGTCGTTTAGGTCCAGGAGGTCGTTTAGGTCCAGGAGGTGGTTTAGGTCCAGGAAGCCGTCCTGGACCTCCTGGTGCTCCTTCCCCTACTCCTTCCCCTACTCCTTCTCCTGCTCCTTCTCCTGCTCCCCCTCGTACTCCTGGAATGCCAGGAAGATCTGGCGCTCCTAGTGTTCCTGGTACTGGTGTTCCTAGTGCTCCTAAGACTCCAGGTATTCCTGGTTCTCCTGGATTTCCTGGAACTACTGGTGCTCCTCCATCTACAGGTGGTGTTGAAATAGGTCCTATAGTAGTAAATCCTACTGACCCTACTGCTCCTCCCCCTCCTCCTAGTGGTATTCCTGGTATAGGTCCCGGTGTTCCTGGTGCTCCTCCAGGTACTGGTGCTCCTGGAATTCCTAGAGCTCCTGGTGCTGCGCCAGTTCCTCCTAGAATACCAGGAGGACCTCCATCAACTATACCGGGATTACCATCAGGTGTACCAACTCATCCAACTGGGCCAACTAGACCTTCACCACAGCCTAGACCAACACCACAGGGTAGATTTGCTCCTCCTGCTCCATCTAGGATACCTCAGCGTGCTGGTGTACAAGGTCAGCTTCAGAGACCGTGGCATCGAGGACCATTGCCTTCTCAGCAACCTAGACCAACTGGAATACCTCAGCGTGGTGACCCACTTCAGAGACCGTGGCATCGAGGACCAATTCCTTCGCAACAACCCTCTATTCCTCATCAGGAGTTTCCTACTAAAGATATTATTGATCCCAGTGCTCAGCCAGCATATGATCCGGCTGCGTTTAATCCAGCAGAACAGATACATTCTTTACATATGCCTCGTCCACCCTCTCTTCCTAATCAAAGTTATTATGATGTCAAAATAAATGCACCGCAAAATACTTATACGATTTTAGATTCTCCAGGTGGTATCGTCCCTAGTTTCCAAAATTTTTATAAACAATTAGCTGATACTAAAGCAAATGTAGTTCTTGGTGGACATCTTGATTCTGCTGGTACTTTTGCAACATCATTTATCCCTAAAGAACGTCTCTTTACTACTGATGCTGCTGACTTGGGATTTCATTCATCATTTTATTTTAAGGATGTAAATGGAAAACCTGTTCCTACTATGGATCCAATTACTAATCAACAAATGATGAAAGATTATCCACCAGAAATACAGAAATGGATAACACAAAACAATGCTCTCAGCAGCTTAAAATTGACTCATTTGAAAGGTGAAGAACTTAAAGCTTTATATCCGCCATTTACTCCTAGGCCTTCTGCTGCTCCTAGGATTCCTGGCACTGTGCCAGGACGACGTGTTCCGATAGGGCCTACTGCTCCACCTGCTCCACCTGCTCCACCTGCTCCACCTGTTTCTACAGTTACTCCAGATCAAGCACTTAGTTCTGTATTAAAGAAACTTCCAGAACGATATAGAACACAAGCTCAAAGTTATATTGATAAGATGACACCTCAAGAGAAGGCTGATCTCTTGAGTGGTAAAACTACGATTTCTCAAATGATAGATCAAAAAGCAGGGCTTTTAGGAGGAACTGCAAGATCTTTAATCGATAGTGCTTATCCTGGAGGATTGACTGCACTTCAACGTGATATGGTAGCAGCAGGAAAAACAGTAGGACAACCAGTCCCCGGTGGTCGTCCAGCTCCTCCTCCAGTCCCTGCTCCACCTAGAATTCCTGGTACTCCAAGCCCTATTCCTGGTTCAAGACCAGGACGACGGGCACCTATGCCTGGAAGAGAAGCTCCTCCTGGTACTCCTGAAGGCCAGCCTCCTCCTGTTACTCCTCCTGTTACTCCTCCTGCTGATCCTAATAAACCAGTACTTTATGATCCTATTACTGGAACGTCATTAGGAGGAGGTGTAGGAAGTGGTAGTAGTAGAGGAGCAGGGCAACATCAAGGTATTGATATTATGGCTCCAAAAGGGAGCCCTGTTTATTCTCCATTAGATGGTACAATCGATAGTTTTGGTTCAGATAATTTTGGTACGAAGATAACTACTATTAAGCATGATGATGGTACGTATTCTACCTTTATGCATCTGTCTGAACGTATTGGAAATATTGGTGATCGTGTTAAGGGTGGTCAACAAATAGGAAAAAGTGGAACGGCTAATGGTGTTGAACATTTGCATTTTGAACGTTGGAGTGGACCACCTATTAGAGGCACTAAAGGTTGGCAACAAGTAGTTAAGGATCCTGTTAAAGAGTTTGGATGGGACAAAAAGAATCTACCGAGAGGTGGGCAACCTGCACGAACGGCAGGAACTCACAAACCTGGAACTGGTCCTACTTCTACTCCTGCTGGAGGAAGTTCTCAATTTAAACCAGAAGTTGATCGAGCTATTAAAGCCGCTGCAGAAGAGTCTGGTCTCAGTGAAGAAATGTTGAGGACATTTGTTGGAATAGAAAGCGGAGGAAATCCAAACGATTCAACTGGAAAGTATAAGGGGTTGTTACAGTTATCAGATAAAGAATTTCAACAATTAGGAGGGAAGAATATTTTTGATCCTGGAGAAAATATGAAGATTGGAGCTAAAAAACTAAAAGCAGAAATGGAAAAATATAAGGAAAAGACTGGACAAGAACCAACTGCCTTTGACATGTATATGGTTCATCAGAGAGGTATGGCTGGATACGCTAAACATAAGGCTGAGCCAAATAGACCAGCTTGGACTGCTCTAGCTGAAGCAGAACCTGGGACTCATGGGTATCCATCTAATGAAGCTTGGGGTAAGGCAACTGTCTATAAGAATATACCTGCTGATGAATTAGCTAAAATGGGAGGAGTTGATAATATAACAAATGAACAATTTATAGAATGGTGGAGGAAAAAATATAATCAAAAGACAAAACAATATAATGGAGGTCAAGGAGGTAGTAAACCTGGAGAAGGAAAAGAAACACCCAAACAAAGACCATTGAAGAAAAATGATAAGGGTGAAGACGTCAAAAAACTCCAGGAAGCATTAAAAAAGGCTGGATATCCTGTTAAAGTTGATGGAGACTTTGGAAAAGAGACAGAAGATGCCTTAAAGAAATATCAATCTGATAATAAATTAACTGTTGATGGAGTAGCTGGCCCTCAGACTAATGCAAAATTAGGAATACCTACTCCTGGTGCTCCTCCCCCTACTACTCCTCCTACTGGTCCTTTTCCTCCTCGACTTCCTCCTGGTATACCTCCTCCTGGGTTTCCTGGTTCACCATTTCCACCTGGATGGACATTTGTACCCATACCTCCTAATATTCCTCTTGGTAAACCGCCTCCACTAATTCCTGGAGTACCTCCAGCAAAACTACCAGACTGGGTTGTTCCGTGGGGACCTCCCATACCAGGAACAACGCAAGGATTTCCTACACCTCCGGATACGAAGGTTCCTCCTGGGCCTCCATCACGAGGGAATCAGCCTACACCTCCGGATACTCCGCCGCATATGCAGGCACAAGAGCCTATTCATTATTTAGACCAAGATCAACAAAATCAGATACCATTCAACGTAAGAAATCATTCTGACCAGGATGTTAATATGAGAGAGGATAGTCGTCCGTCAGAAGCATCCCATGGTGATGGGAAAGAGAAACCAGTTGAATATCAAGGTTCAGATAGTAGAGGTAAACTTGGAGCCCAAGGGGCTGGTACTGGTCCAGGGGGAGATCGTGGTGGTGGTGGTGGTAGAGGGGATACCGGGATTACCGAACTACCAGAAATTAAGGTAAGAGGAGATAAGGAAAAGGGTGGAGATGGAGGAGACAAGGGTGGAGATGGTGGAGGTGGGGGAGGTAAGGGAGATGATGGTGGAGGAGGTGGTGGAGGAGGAGATAGTGGGGGTGGAGATGGTGGAGATAGCTCCGTAGGTTCTGAAGGTGGCCCGTGAGATATTACTCTATTGTAATAGCAGGAGCACCAGGATCATTTCCTCCTCGATATGATGGAGGTGCACAATGGGGTACAGAATTTAATGGTCATTATGATCCTGGGGCACAGCAAGTTGAATTTCAGATAGAAGAATTAAGACCAAATCTTCCTAGTTCAGATTCTACTTTAACTATTCATGGGGTAACTTTTCAACAAATTAAAGATACAGGGTACTTGATAGGATTACCAATCATAATAACAGGAGGGATGAGACCAGGATTACCGATTGCTACTGCTCAAGCTCCTAAAGCTGGTTTATTGATGCAGGCACAAATTATCAAGGCTTGGGGGAATTGGATTGGGACTGAAATGTCAATAGGCATGACATTTGTTCCTGCAGGAGCAAGTTCCAGTGGTGATGAGGGTGGAGGAGGTAATGGTGGTGGAGGGGGTGGAGGGGGTGGAGGGGGTGGAGGTGGTGGAGAAGGCGGAGGTGGTGGTAATGGGGGAGGTGGTGGCCAGCGAATGCATGTTAGGAGAACTGGGTTTCGATCTATTGATCGTAGACCATATGCACGTGGAGCAGTAGCACCTCTTGGATTAGATACTCCTGTAGTATCACCCACAGATATAGGAGATATTGGACAATTAGGGAGTGGTGCTATTGGATCTGCAACAACTTTTGCTGGTGGATTAGCTAGTTCATTGTTCGGTGGTGGTATTGATGGATTACAGGCACCGTTAAATCTTATTCATAATTTACTGCCGAATAATTCACTATCAGGAGCTATTCAAGACACATTATCTAAAGCTTTTCCAAGTGGTGCTTCAAATGTCAATATTTCAAGTGCATTGAAACTTCCATACCAAGATGCTGGAATGTATCAAAATCTTCAGCAATATGCTGGTTATATCAATAAACTAAGTCAGTCTATCAATGGCATTAAGAATTACCACGGTGTTCAATTTAGTGCACATACGAATACTATCAACGTATGGGATGACACATCTTCTATAGGAGCAGGAGTAATTGCTCCTGTAGATCTTATTGGGCAGCCAACGTGGATAGATATCAATATGATAAGTATTAAGACTGTTCTACGTGGGGATTTACATTGTGGGATGGCTGTGACATTACCTCCAACTCTTATAGGTCTCACACCTAATGCTATAATTCCAGGAGCTACTGCTCCTGAACAGAAGACAAATACTTCTTTTAGTGGTACATTCATAATATATAGAGTTCTTCACATTGGTGATTTTCGTAATCCGGATGGTGTTGGTTGGAGTAGTAATTTTGAATGTCTTGCACAACCCGGGAGTGGTGGTGGCGGTACAGATGATCCAAGTACTACATCAAATGCTGTGCAAGATTCTAGTGTTGTACAGAATCCAAATAATGACCCTGTACAAAGTCAGTAACAATGGCTAAATCAGTTACTCTTACTGTAAAAGTAGATGATACACAGTTCAAGCAATTTGTTGCTAGATTCAATGCTTTTTCATCCCAAATAAAAGGTTTAAATCAACAATTTAGTCAAGTTACTGCAAATATCCAAAAAGCTACTTCAGCATCTAATGCTCTTACCTCTACTATGAAAGCTTTGTGGTCAACCACTAAGTCACTTTCTACTACGGTTGCAAGTATCACAACACATTTCATAAAATGGTCTACTCTTATCGGTGGCATTGGAGCAATGCTAGGTCTTGGGGGAGGATTGTTTGGTATAGAAAGACTTGCTTCATCTATTCTACAAAGACGGAAGATGGTGTTAGGGTTAGGAGGTGACTACGGCAGAACTCAAGCTGCAACGACATTTGGTAGGGGATTTCTTGATTCTCCGCAAGGTGCTCTTGAAAATATTCGAGCTGGATTAGGAGGAGCTCCAGAGCAATTAAGATCGCTCATGGCGTTAGGAATCCCATTTGGCACTAAAATGAAGCCGGAGGATATTCTCCCTAAAATTTTAGAAAGATTACAGGATAAGATAAAGGGTGCAACGCCCGGTACAGAATTGGCAGTAGGAAGAGCTTTTGGCGGTAGTGCTTTAGGATTAAGCGATATGGACATGATGCGACTCAAAACAATGAGTCGCAAAGAACTAAAAGATTTTGAAGAAAAGATAAAGCAACAAGGAAAGGAGATGCAATTAAGCGAAAAAGCCCAAAAGGGATGGGCTGATTTAGAGCTGCAATTCAAGGCTGCTAAGACTACTATAGAAAGTATATTTGGTGAAAAATTAGCTGATCTTGCTAAACCGCTTAGTGAATTGAGTAATAGTCTTGTGAAATTAGTTAGAACATTAATGAATATGCCTATAGTAGAAAGGATGGTAAAGCAATTAACAACATGGTTGAATCGATTAAGTAAATATCTAGCAAGCAATCAGCTTGAAAAAGATCTGAAAAAATTCAGTAAAACTGTCGAAGGATGGGTTCCTTTGCTTAAGGAATTTAAAGATGCTTTAGTTGGATTTGTTGAAGTTACTAGAAGGGTTGGGGATATTATGGGGAAAGTATGGAATGTTATGAAAACTATTTGGAAATATACCCCGGCAGGAATGTTGTGGAGAGGAATATCTGGACTTACAGGAAATAATCAACCAGCAGGAGGGCCTCCTGGTGCACCAGGAGTTCCAGCAACTCCTGGTCAAAATATTATAATTCCTGGGACACCAGTTCCTGGAGCAGGTCCTATAGTAGTTCCTGGTGGAGCAGGAACTCCAACGATTCCAGGACTGTTTCCTAGAATATCTCCGTCTATACGTCCTTTACAGATTACTCCAGGTCCACAAGGATCTATAGGAGGAACTAATCAATTTTCTAATATGGCTGTTGGTGGTAGATCGCAATTTACTGGAGGTATGGTGGGAGGTAATAATCTTGCTCTTACTGGTGGTGGGGTGGGAGGTAATAATCTTGCTCTTACTGGTGGTGGGAGAGGAGGTAATCTTTCCCTTATGAATAGTGGAATGGGAGGTAATCTTGCCCTCATGGGTGGTAGAACAGGGGGTAATCTTTCTCTCATGGGTGGTGGAACAGGGGGTAATCTTTCTCTCATGGGTGGAAATTCTCTAGGTTCTATGTTTGTAGGTGGGACAGGAGCAGGAGGTGGTGCTGATAAACTTGGTGCATGGGGAAGAGCAACTGGTGGAATGGTTCCAAGTCCAGAAGGAAGATCCACATGGGCTGGTCTTTTTGGATTCTATGGAACAGGTGCGGGAGGAGGTGGAGGAGGTGGTGGTAAAGGAGGAGGCCCATTAGATGCTAACAATTGGCAATCTAATCGCACAGCTTCAATAGTAATACGTAATACTCCAGGTTCTAATCCATATGTAACAGCAACAGGAATGGGATAATGGCCTTTGAGGCTCAACTATCTTATCAAGTTTGTCCAATTATTTTGACTGGTGGAGTTGCTGGCCAGATTCCTGGCGGTATGTTACCAATGCTAAGTCTGTTTGCAACTGGAGAAACCAATAATCTTGGTCTGCCGTTTGATATTGGCAAATTGGATGATGCTTTTGGAGCATTCAATATCTTACCGGGTGGGAATCTTGTCTCTCAAACAATAGGAAAGTATCCGTTTGCCAATCAAAGTGTTGCTGCTAATGCTGTGATCAGAGAACCTCTTACGTTGTCAGTGATTATGGATGCACCTATGCGAACTCCAAATGCATGGCAAATTAAGCAGAGTGTGTTCACGGCATTGAAAGCAACTCTTGATCAACATAATAATGATGGAGGTACATACACTGTCGCTACTCCGGCTTATATGTACGATAATTTGATTATGGTAGCGTTAACAGATAATTCTCGAGGAAATAATTCTTTGCCACAAAATGCTTGGAGATTTGATTTTGAAAAGCCACTTGTATCTCTTGCAGAACTTCAAGGTGCACAGAATCAGTTTCTACAGAAAATAACCAATGGACTACCGACAGATGGGAGTGTGTCTGGGACTAGTCCTGGATTGCAGTCTGGACAAGCCCCCCAAGCCAGAACAGTTAGAGTAGTAGGAGGACTTACTGCTGGAACTCCTTCTGTTATATTAGCTCCATCAACACCAGCAATGTCTAATTATCCGGTTTATATTAATCCTTCAAACTTTCCATACAGTGGTATTTCGTAATGACCACGATAATTCCTTTCCTTCCTTCAAATATAATAACTCCTACAATTCCTGCGACATTGGATGGAGTAGATCATGATGTTAGAATAACTTGGAATGTTTCAGCTCAACGATACTATATCAATATTTATAGAAAACATGATGGAGCATGGATCATTACTGTCCCTCTTTTCTCTAGTCCGCCTGCACGTAATGTCCAAAGTGCGGTGTATGATCCTTTCTTAAATTCTATAGTCGTGCAACTTGTAGACCCAAGTCTATGGCCAGTTCCAATTTCTGTATCAGGTACTAAGCCCGGTACGATAATAGATTATACCTTAGAAGGATTTCAACCTCCTACATATAATGGAAAGTTTAGGTCATTACACATTAATGACCTTATGTTCTCATTTCCAATGTCTCATGATCCAGGGATGGTTGTTGTTCTAGGCAAAGTTAGTCGATTGTTGAATATGGTAGATACGATCTTTACAAGATCTACAATGGTGTACCGGAATGGTGCTTTTGAAATAAATCCATGAGGATGTAATGGGCAGATATGATGCACATAAAAATCCGTTCCAGTATGCACTGAACAAGTGGCATAGTCGAAGAGGTAATAATCAGCAGGAACAGCAAGCAAAGTCTATACCGGCTCACGTTCAAAAAATGGAAAAAGACTTTGCTCATATGGCATTTGAAACTTCAAATAGTATCTTTACTCCACCAGTAATGAAAATGACACAGTCATTTTCAAGATTTGGTCGAGAACCTACTCAGGCTGGTGATATGGGAATGGCTGTTCCCGGCAATTATTACCTTGGAGGAAATACAGCTTTTGCAGGAGGAAGAACTAACTTTTATCCACGTGGAAATCTTTCTACTCTTACTTACCAGCCTCTTAGTAATATGAATGCTCCCTCGCGTGATTATGACCAGCATCACGAGACTGGTGGTCCTAATGGCTGGAAAGTTCAAGTAATGGAGGACCAGCAAGAACAACAGAGTGGTCAAAACGGGAGTGGTGGTGGCAACGGGAGTGGTGGTGGCAACGGGAGTGGTGGTGGAGGTGGTACAAGTCCAGCCGCAAGATTATATCTGCAGATAATGCAACGTAGGTCACCTATCTTAGCTAATGGAGGGCCTATTATTTCCCCATTGGCTGGAGGTGGTGGTGCATTAGGAGGCATAATAGGTGCAATAGGAGGTGCAGTAGGAGGTACAGCAGGAGGTGTAATAAGTGCAGTAGGAGGCGCATTAGGAGGAGGTGGTGGACAGAAGGATAAGACAGAAATTAGTTTTGATAAAGACGGAACGTGTACGATGAAGAGTAAGGATGATGATCATTACATTACTGTAAGTTCAAAGAATAAAGACATAGTTGTTAATTCTAGTCAAACTATACATGTCCAACTTAAAGATAAGGAACAACAAGGTGGTGCTGGTGGAGGTGGTGCTGGTGGAGGGGGTGGTGGAGGGGGTGGTGGTGGATTAGGAGGATCAATAGGAGGTGCGATAGGTGGTGCAGTAGGAGGTTCAACAGGAGGTGCGATAGGTGGTGCGATAGGGAGTGCGATAGGTGGTGCATTAGGAGGTGGAGGTGCAGGTGGAGGTGCAGGTGGAGGTGGACAGAAAGTGATCATAATTAATCCTAAAGATGGAAAGGTTTATTTAGGTGGTGATCCTCAAAAAGACCAATTCGCTTTGGTTCAGACGCAAAAAGGTCCAAGTACAAACGTGTATGCAAAGATCGGCTGATGAGAACTTACGGTAGAACTCAGGACGTTCGTTCTGGTAAGAAGACATGGTGGGTCGTTACGACCGACTACAATGGATTTAATGATTCAGTCTGGTTAACAGACCTTGCACAAGTTTGCAAATTAAACTTGGGTGAGAGCCCTTTTTTTGCTAACTATGGTATACCAGCTCATGAGTCTGTCGTGACACAGATTTTTCCTAATTTCTATCTGGCTCGAACACAGCAGCAATTTTCTGGCCATTTTGCATCATTGATCTTAACTCCATTGCCGGTAGAACAAGGCACCGCTGATAGTTACGCATCAGGACAAGGTGGAGCTCCTGCTCCTAGATACTATCTCAATGTCTTAACAAATTATGGAGCTAGAATCGGTGTACGTGTTGCACCAGACTTTCCTACGGAGCAACCAATCTAGATGGCTATTCTCCCACTTGTGATGACTGATCAAGGACTTCAACCGGCAGCTCCGGCAGATTTGCGGGCAGCGCTGATTGCGCTTGTAGCAGCAACCAATCCTGACTACACTGCGAATCTGCCGGGTTCTTTAATCGAGGATATTTCAAGCACTGATACATTTGCATTGGTTGAGAGTGATAGTTTTCTTGTAGATCTAGTTAATTCGGTTACACCGTATGGTGCGAATGCTTTTCTACTGAACCAACTTGGAATACTCTATGGAGTAGATCATCAACCAATCACAAATACTTCAGTCTATGTAATTTTTAATGGTCCTCCAGGTTATGTTCTTGCTCAAGGATTTGTTGTTGGTGATGGAACTTACCAGTATACTTGTCAATCTGGTGGGATTTGTGGTCTTGATGGGAATACTCTTCCTATCTATGCCTTAGCTACAGTGTCAGGTTCATGGGAAGTTTTACCGAATACAGTTGTTCAAATGCTAACTTCTGTCCCAGCTCGCATTCCCTTAACTGTCACCAATCCTGTTGCCGGTATCCCGTCAATGTCTGGTGAACCTATCAGTATTTTTCGTGAAAGATGTTTTACGGCGGGACTTGCGGCGTCTACAGGAATGGGAAGATATCTGAAAACATTAGTGGGAAATATTCCTGGTGTTCAAAACCGGCTGATTTCTGTCCAAACAGAGGGTGACCAATATGTTGTGATTGTTGGTGGAGGTGATCCTTATCAAGTTGCCTATGCCATCTGGCAATCAGATTTTTATGTTCCTGGTCTTTCTGGGGCCACGATTCGAATTGATGGAATGACTAATACAAATCCTATAAGAATTACCACGGCCAATAATCATAATCTTTCGACTGGGGATATTATAACGATTGTGGATGTGGTTGGAATGAGTCTTATCAATGGTCAACAAGTTACAGTGACTAGACTTGATAACTCTGATCCTAATAAAGATAAGGTATTTACAATCAATGTCGATGGCACACCATGGGGACCATATGCGTATGGAGGAACAATAACTCCTAATCCAATTAATGCATATATCACGATAGCTGATTTTCCAGATTCATATCTTATTCCATATGTTATTCCACCACAAGAACAAGTTGCTATTGTCCTAACGTGGCGAACAGATTCACCAAATTTTGTATCACCAGACGCCATTGCTCAAGCAGCAGTTCCAGAGATTGTTGACTATATTAACTCATTACCCGCAGGAACAACTCCGATCAATCTAAATGTTCTGAATAAAGTTTTTCTAGATGCAGTTTCTACAGTTCTAATAGGAGAATATATTATAGATATAGAGTGGGTGATCACTATAAATGGGATTGGCGTGACTCCAGTTCTCGGAACACAGGTTATTTTTGGTGATCCATATAGTTATTTCTATACAGAAAATGGTACGGTCCAGGTATTGAAGGGTGGACCGTAATGATTGTTCTTCAGCCTGGATTTACATCTGTAGTTGAAGAAGCTGGTGTTTCAGTTCAAGTTGCTGATAATACAATTGGTGTCCGTGGTGGGGTTATTACTAATCCAAAAGATAGTAATGATCAAGGACTTGGGATTGCTGAATCTTTATTTGTTAGTCTATTTGGACCAACTTTACCTCAAGCTATACCTGGGACTGTTGAAATTGTTCCTGGTCAAACATTTCTTGTTCCTCCAGAAGTAAATGTTTGGGTGAGTGCTGCTTCTGCCGGTCACCAATTCACAGCCTTTTTTACTACGACATTAGTAGTCCAATATCCTCCGACTATTGTTCCCGGTCAGCCGGGTTCTGATACTCCCGGAGTAGCTGCAGAAGTTGGAACACAAGCATTTCCACCGGGAAGTGTGACAGGATTAACGACGGTAATTCCGTCATACTTATACCAACAATATACTGACGATGATGATTGTCAAGGTTTTGTAGATTCTCAAAATATACAGCAACAGAATTTCGTTGATACATTCAATGCTCTTAATCTTCCAATTTATACTGGTCCAATAGTATCTGATAAACTTTTAGATTGGGTTGCTCGCGGTTTGTATGGAATAACTCGGCCCTCCTTAGGAAGTGGTGTGCCGAGTTTGATGGGACCTTTGAACACGTATGGATGTAACTGGCTTGTCCCAATGTGGGATTTTAATGCTTTAGTTTCGTTTGAAGGGAACTGGCACGTTGCAGCCAATACTCCTAATCTAACTCCAACGGATACTTTTCCCTTTAACGGTTATTATTGGAATGCAGTCACTGCTAATCCAGCAATACCAGAAACTGCACCATCTGGTCTCCCTGGAATAAGTGGACTTACTATCCAGCAAGGTGATAAGATTTTATGGAATGCACCACAGGGAAATGATCCACCATTAACCACAATCCAACCTACCTATTTACAGATAAGAGCTGCTGCAATAGAAGCTGAATTTGGCTTAAATGAGATAGGTCTTTATGGTCCTTTCAATGTTTATTTGACTAATGATGATATTTACCGTCGGATAATAACTTGGCATTTCTTTAAGGCAGATGGAAATTACTTTTCAACGGAATTTTTGAAACGCCGTGTGTGGCGGTTTCTGTATAATAAAGATGGGACATCTACAGATTATGCAATAGATCCTATGACAGGGAGACAGCCTGTTAATCAAATTGTCGAGCTTGGAGATGTTTTTATTGCTGATACACGACAAATAAGTGTTACATTAGGAACATATAGAAATGTCACTATCCGCTTTGTTTTAGGAGAACGAACCGTAACAGGAGGGTCATTGCCAAATAAATTTGGATGTAATGGATTTGAACCGGGTTTTGAAAAAGTTCCTCCTTGGGATATAGGTACTGATATTACACCTATGCCGACAGGAATTGTACCTCCAGCAGGAATTTACATAAATGATCTCGAAACTAGCTATGTAAAATATCCTCCATTACCCTTTATGTATATTTTCAAACAGGCATTAGATCTAGGTGTTTTAGAAGTTCCGTACCAGTGGAATTTTACCTGCTACATTGGATAAGGAGATAACATGACTATCCTCTTCAGTAATAATGCATCCACCACAATCTCTGGGAGCATTACCGCTGCGGCGACATCTGTTGCACTGGCAGCAGGAACAGGTGTCCTATTTCCGCTACCAACTGGTACAGATTTTTTTGTCTGTACTTTTTATGATCAAGCAACAAAGACTATTAATGAAATAGTGCATGTCACGAATATAACCGGTGATGTTGCTACTATTGTGCGAGCACAAGAAGGAACAACGGCTAGAGCTTGGAATGCTGGTGATATCTTCGCAAATCTTATTACTGCTGGTACTCTAAGAGCTTTCGTTCAAACCGTCGCACCAGCGGCTAACACATCTCTTATATACGTTGGTACTGATACAGGAACGCCTAATCATATCATAGCAGTAACAAATCCTGTGCCTTCGAGCTTGGCTATAGGGATGGTTTTCGTTATTAAAGTGGCGAATGCCAATACTGCCGCGACTGATATGGCTTTGAATGGACTACCAGCATCTCTTTGTAAGCGTACGGATGGGTCGGATTTTGTTTCAGGTGATGTTTATGCTAATTTGGAGTATATATTTATTTGGAATGGAACAAATTTTTCATCAACAATTATGAACGTTGTACAAGGACCACCACAATATATATTCTATGTAAGATCGGATTCTACAAGTGTTGTTAATATGACAACTGGTATTGAAAGTAATACTGGACTTGCCAACACTGCGGCTGCCGCATTTAAGACACTTCAAGGTGCGGCTAATACGATTGCTTTACGTTATGTCTCTTCACAAAGTTATAAAATCGTGGTTGCTGATGGTACTTATACGAGTGGATTTTCACATCAAAGTCAATATATTGCTTCAATTGAATATCAAGGTAATGACGCTAATCCGCAGAATGTTGTCATTAATTGCACATCAACAGCAGATGCTTCCTATGTTCCTGGTTCTTATCTTGGCATTTGTTTCATGTCTGAAGCAGGCGGCAATCTGCTGGTGCACGGATTTACTTTTCAATCATACGCACAGAATGCTGCTTCTTTGGGTGGTTATCTAGAAATCTATGGATGTAATTTCAGTTCTCCTACTAGTGGAGAAACTTCATCTATATCTGCTGCAATTGGAGGACAAGTACTACTTCATGGTGTCTGTAAATTTACATCTACAACAGGAGGTGGAAGTATATTTGAAGCAGATCAAAGTGGGACTTTTGCAATAGCTGGAATAAGTGATTTTGCATCAGACAGGAAACCCTTAACTTGGACATGGTTGAACAATGTTGCTTGTCAGTCTGTTATGTGGGCAACAGATGGTGGTGTCATAAGTGTAGGAAATGCACCTGGAAATATTGCTGTCAATGGACCTCCAACAACAATTGGTGCTCCAGAGTTTATAGTTCAATCTGCAGGTGGTGTCAGTTACGACGTATCAGTTGGTTCAATATTTAATGCTGAAGCTGGTATAGTCTATCCTCCTGGATGGTCTTCATAAGGAGAATCTCATGAGCACTCCTCAAGCTGGTCTTACGAACATAACCTCTTCTACCGCTGGCATTGCTGTCAGCGCTATCGCCTCTAATCAAACAGGAGGATACATTGTTAATCCTTTCTTGGCAGCAGATCAAGGAATTGCAACCGCAGAAGTACTCTACGTTAATCAAGTAGGTCCTGCAACTGTCCAAGCTAATGGTACGACCATAGCTCTTCAACCCGGTCAATCGTACACTGTAATTCCGAACACGACTACTCCGGTGAGTGTTGCATCTAGCAGTCCAAATCATAAGTTCACCGCTGTCCAATGGGTTTAAGATGGCTGAAGCAGCCCCACTTGAAACTATTCTAGGTTCAGGAGCAGGCGGTCCACTTACTGCTCCAGGACCATGGAACCAATACGCTGGTTATATTCAATATCCTAATGGAGTTATAGTTGGAACTCCTGCCGGTGGGAATAAAGGTCCAGGAACCGTAAATCTTCTAGGTCTTTATACTAATGGAGTTCTTTTAGATCTAACCAAATATCTTCCTACTACTGGAGGAACATTAACTGGACTTTTGACTTTGGGAGCAGTTCCCGTTAATGCTTTTGATGCAGCAACGAAACAATATGTTGATAATAGTATCATAACTGTGAATGGGAATTTTTCTAATTACGTTGCCAAAGCTGGTGGGACAATGACAGGACTATTGGTTCTGTCTGCAGACCCAACCGCAGCTCTTGGAGCAGCTACGAAAGAGTATGTAGATAATAGAACAGGCACCATAATTTCTATAGCAGATGCCCCTTCTGATGGGACTACCTATGGCCGGAATAATGCGGCTTGGGTCAATACTAATCGCATTGATGTAGGAACCTACTAATGGTCGCCGCTATTCAAGTTCTTCGTTCTGTCACCCCCGGTAGTCGCCCATCTGGAAGACAGTATGGTGAACCATATGTCAATATGGGTGATAATCAGCTTGGTGTTTTTGACTCGAGCAACGTGGCACGCGATCTACTTGGCGTGCCGATGTTTTCAACTAATACGAGTTATGTTGCTGGAGCAGCAGTCAATTATCAGGGAATTCTTTATATTGCGAGTACGGCAATATCAGCAGCAGCATTTAATCCTGCACAATGGTTTCAACCAAGAGCTGGAGCATCCTCAACACATAATGGATTACTAAGTTTCGTTAGCACGACAGCATTGCAATTTGTTCCGTATTATGGCAATCAAATCAAGATCAATGGTACAATATATTCAATTCCAACGGCTGGCATCGTTGGTCTCGGTAATACCAATGTCTTTGTCAATGGCGTGGCTGCTCAAAGTCTTGTTGCAAATACGACTTATTGGGTTTTCGCGTTCAGTAATGCTGGTGTAGTTACAGCAGATTTTCGAACCGCTGCTACACATGCACCGAGTGCGACGGCTGGAAATGAAGGTATTGAAATCCTTACTGGTGATAACACACGCTCGCTTATTGGAATGATTCAGACTGGTGCTGCTGGAGTCTTTCAGGATAGTCTAAGAACGCGCGGTGTTCTTTCGTGGTTTAATAGGAGTCCAAAACTTGCGCAATCTAACCTGACTGCTGATCGCTCAACTACAAGTAATACTTTTGTCAAGATCAATGCTGAAATTGATACAAGCTTCTTGTGTTGGGCCAGTGATCATGTGTCTTATGGTGCTAGTGGTTCATGTCAGGCATCTGCTGTAACTAACATAAACACCACGATGTATATGGATGGGGTGATACTTCAAACGGCTAATCAAGCGTCTTCTGACAACGTCGCAAATGGAGACATGCCGTTCAGTGTATTCGGCGGAAGTGTTTTAACTGAAGGTTGGCATACGGCGAGTCTTTATGGTTTCATTACAGCGACTGGGACTGCCTTTTGGTTTGGAACTATTGCTAGTGGTGCAGGTCGGGTGACTTTGTCTGTTATGACACGAGGTTAGATAATGGAAAAGAAAATTCTATTTGGCCCTACCTTTGGTGACGAAATCATTGCAGCTGGCCTTGGAGGTTTACCATTCACATGGGGTAGTGACAGCACCATTGAAGGACGTGAGAACTTAACTGATGAACAAAAGGTCAAACTTGCCGAGGTAATTAAGCAACATGATCCGGAAGTTGAGAAGTCGTATTTTAATCTGACAGGTCGTCTGCGTTGGAATGGCAAAGTGCTCGAACAGGAGTGGGAGGTTAAGAAACAGAGACGCGCCATACCGACAATTGAGTGGTATCCAGTAGAAAAAGTTAGTAAGGATTAATATGTTATGACTGCCACTATTCAGATCAAGCGGCGTGTTGGTACTACCGGAGTTCCGGCAACATTAGCTGTTGGTGAACTAGCGTTCCAAGATCCGGGTGGTGGACCTGCTAGTCTTTATGTTGGTACTTCTCCAACAGCGGTATTGACACTCGTTAGTGCTACTCGGCAAGTAGAAATTGCCGGTGCACAGACTGTCACAGGGGCGAAAACTTTTTCTCCTGGTTCTGGAGGAAGTTTTCATTTAACAGGAGGTGCATCAACCAATATTCTAACTACTGATGGTGCTGGCAATGTGAGTTGGAGTGCAGCTCCTGGTGGCGGAATCTCAGCCGTTTCACATGATGCAACGCTGGCCGGTGATGGCAATACTGTTCCACTTAGTGTGATTAAGTTGGCGACAGCACGCACTATCGCTATCGGTGCTACTGGTGGAACGACAATTACACAGACTCCGGCAAGTTTTGACGGCAGTGCAAACGTAACAATCAGTGGATTTGAAGTTACTGGTTTGGATGGAGGAACATATTGATGGAGAGGGTAGAGCCTATTTATATTAGTAATGAACCAGAATCACAAGAGAACCCGACCTATGTAGTTTCCCGGCTAATCAATACGCCTCAAGAGGAGGAGGTAGAAATTGTCCAGGAAGATAGACCAACTTTTATCGCTTTTAAGGCGGAAGAAGGAGGAGAAGCCGGAGGAGCTGCAAGCAACGATAACACATCATCCTAATGGTTTGATCGTACTTCAATTAAATCAACCTCTTCAAAGTATTTTCTTAAGTATTGAGGAGGCCACTGCGGTTGCAAAGGCTCTTCTAACAGAAGCACGGAGAATAAGAATAAGGAAATTGTGATGAATCCTGGGGCACTGGAAGAAGGCGCGAAGGCTGCTGGGACCTTCATGACGATCATGAAGGAGCAGCCACTCTCACTGGCGCTTTCAATTATGAATATTGCTCTGATTGCGCTGATCTGGTGGTTTACGACTAAACAAATCGAGGTGCGCAATCACGATCTTGAGCTATATTTCACGCACCAGAAAGAGACATCCCAGCTCTTGGCTCGTTGCATTATACCGCCGAAACAGCCATGACAATATTCAGCGGCATTGCTGTTGCCATTGGCAGGACAAGGCCGCTGGAAATGTCGCTTGTGATCTTGAACCTATGTCTGATCGTGTTGATGTGGAATCTATTTAATAATACCACCAATGCGCGCTCATCCAATTTCGCACGATACGTTGCTGCCGATCTGATTACGGATCAAGTGTTGTCCAACTGCATCCTAGATAACTTTCGATGAAGACTTTACACAAAGGAGAAATGTCATGACGGCAATAGCAGTAACGATTGTTGGCTCTACAACTGGTCCAGATGGCATATCTGTTCCCGTTACCATAACCGGTGATCTCACGATCACTGGTCTTGGTGTTGGCGGCGGTCCGATTATTCCCCCAGATGTTTCTACAGCACCTCCTGGTGGCGAACCGCAGTTTCCTATCGCCTTGCCACCCGGTACTCCGCCGTTCGAGCCGTCTGCTCCCGGTGGTTATCCTCCCATGATTGGCGGTGGGCCAATCGTTCCAGACATTCCACCAGACCCAAGCAAGCCGCCGCTCTTTATCCCGGTTTGGCTCCCTGGTACCGGATGGGTTGTGATTCCTGGTTTTCCCGTCCCTACACCGTCTGGCAGACGGCAGCGGTGAAATGCCACAGAAAGCGCTCAGCTACCTTATTGGCGCGGATCTCGAAGACATTGCGGACGACGATGCTCGGATAACCGAGGTGCCTTACGATGATCCGCGCGTAGGGAGCGGAGACAATATTGCCTACTGCAACCTGTTCCACGAGAACTACGAGGATGACGGTCCGATCTACGAACCCTACCTGCCGGATGACGACGTGTCTGGTCAGTATAATGAGGGTCGAATTGATCCGCGCGGTGCGGGCTGGCGGCGGAACCTGGATCGTCAGTATGCACTACGGCGCGCGCAAGGGCATACGATAATAGAGCTGGACAATCCAGACAGCTATGATGCCTATTTTGACTACGTGATGGAGGAGGTGGAGAACAGCGGGTTCCTGATTATCGCCAAAAATCCGGTGCTGCTGTCACTAAACAACGCGCTGCGTTACGTCTCTCACCCCAACGTGATTGGGATAATAGTCGAACGTGGCATGCAGTCGGTCGCGCTCCTGGATCTGCTCAGGAAGGACTGCGACAAGCCAAACCTTCCGATCTGGTTTGTTGCATTTGATCTCGACGGGCATGGAGTTGGTTGGAGCTGGGCCAACAAGATGGCTGAGCAGGTTGCCGGACTTGGCAACGTAGGTGTCACCTACTCCGAATATGGGGAGTACGTGAATGTGGAAGATGTTTTGCCTTATCAGTCGAGCATTGGAGCACCCATGAAGATCGTAATCAGCAGTGGTCACGGCAAGTATATCCGCGGAGCGAGCGGCTATCTTGATGAAGTAAACGAGGCGCGGCGAGTTGTCGAGCAGACTGCAGCAATGCTGCGGCACATCGGCGTTGGTGTTGAAACATTTCACGATAACACCTCACATGACCAAAGCACAAATCTCAATACAATTGTGAATTATCACAATGCACGTACACGTGATCTCGATGTGAGTGTTCATTTCAATGCTTACCAGACCACTAGCAAGCCGATGGGTGTTGAATGTCTGTATGTTACTCAGCAGACTTTGGCAGCAGATGTGTCCAGTGCTATTGCTGATAGTGGTCATTTTCTAGACCGCGGTCCAAAGAAGCGTACTGACCTGTTTTTCCTCAACAATACCAATGAGCCAGCAATCTTAATTGAAACCTGTTTTGTAGATAGTAGTGCGGATGCAGATCTTTATCGCAACAATTTTGATGCTATCTGCCAATCGATTGCCGAGTCAGTTTCTGGGCAGGCGATTGGCACGCCACCAGAGCAGCCGCCGGATCGCCCCCCGATTAATCCGCCTGACAGGCCTCCGACAGAGCCTCCCACATCAGGATCTAAACCGGTGCTCGGTATTGGCGACGAAGGGCCATACGTGGTCGAATTACAGAGCGATCTGAATATAGAGTTGGAGGGTTGTAATCTTACCGCGGACGGCGACTTTGGCTCCTTGACAGAGGAAGCAGTGTACGACTATCAACGTTCGCGTGGTTTGGATGCTGATGGTGTCGTAGGCGAGCAGACTTGGAATGCACTCGATACTCATATGCCACCCTACATTCCGCCGGGATTACCGGCTCCGCTGACATCACAGCAGCAGGAAGTAATCGCTAAAATAGCGATCCAATCTAGGATTTCAGGCTACAGTTGGCGTGATCGCGGTTTAGCTCCAGATGGTTATGTCAAAGGCTTTGCTCTCGCTTGGGCCAACACGTATCGGCAATGGCAGATGGGTTACGGACCTGCGGTCGAGATGGCTAAGAAGAACTCAGGTAACTCTGAGAAGGACGTGCTCCAATGGTATTACACGCAATACCGTGATGCAAACATGGACAATACTAGAGACGGGGCTGACACACTTCGGCATCTGTGGGCACTGTTGATGGGTCTGGGGATGCGCGAAAGTTCCGGTCAGCACTGCTGCGGCAGGGATCAATCAGCAGACAATGTCTCTTCTGATACCGCCGAAGCTGGGTTGTTTCAGACCTCATACAATGCACACTCATGCTCCTCGAAATTCGATGAACTGTTCAATGCGTTTTCTGCTGCTTCCTCGACCGACAATCCACAAGGTTTTATGGATTACTTTAGCGAAGATGTATCGTGCTCTAGCTCGGACTGGCAGAACTATGGTTCTGGCAATGGCGCAAAGTTTCAGGACATGTGCAAGAAGCAACCGGCATTTGCCTGTGAGACCTGTGCGATTGTGCTGCGGAAACTACGCCAGCATTACGGTCCGATTAATCGTGAAGAGGCTGAGTTAAAATCAGATGCTGATGTGATGTTGAAGCAGGTCCAGGATTGGATCGATGCAAATTTGGATAGAGATGTATAGTCATGCCTATCCATGGTATCTACTCAATTAAACCTCGTGTAACTTCACTCCAAACTAGCCGGTTGTTAAATCCATCTTACATGCAATCTGGATCTAGGTTTCTGTGGGTGCAGAAACCTCCGTATCAGTCACCAAATTCTGTCGTTCCCGCGCCTTCAATGGCAAACCGGGGCAAAATGCCCGGTAGGACGGAATTCAGTGCCACAAAGCACCGTGCGTAAGCCGCTTAACAGAGGGGGCCGCTACCTAAGTGCCCCCCAAAATACGCCATATGGGAGGGATAGTTCCAGGACTTACTGGAACTATCCGCACCAGATGCATCGAGGAGAGTGGTCCTTACCATACTGGTTGACATGCTACCGCCCATGGTTCCAGTCGCTCAGGGTTCCAAATCACCGATACACAAGCTTAATTCACCCGTTTTATAGGGAAAAAGTCCATAAATCCCCCCATACTCATACTCGAATCAGCATACATGAATGGGGCTAGATGAGTTTCTTGTCCTTCCCTAATAATTTGAGCCTCAGCCGAAAATTTTTCTCCTGACTGAAATTCTATCTGGACAATTAAAATTTCATGTTTATCGGGATCATTGGGAGAAATCCCAAGTGGTATCCGATCTAATTTATCCTTAATAATTTTCGACCATGCTTCTGCCATAAAGACAACAACGTCCGGTTCTGATTTCTTAACAAGATCTTTTATTCCTTGGCTCACAATTTCTTTGTGAGCAGCATTCTTATAAGAAAATGGTATTTGAAATCGTTCATTGTCCTTTATCAAAACTACCATGGGATAAATTTCTTTTTGTGTCTTGAACATTATTCCAATTATCTGTAACTCTTTGTCTACAAATTCGCGCGGTTCCATAATTATTCTCCTTGGGAACTGTACGCCCAGTCTCGCCATCGTTTATAGAGTAGATATGGGCCTTGATGGCTCATTCCCATCTGTTCTCCTATTTGTCGCCAGCGCATATTTTCTATATCTCTTAAACGTATGATCTTCATGATCTTACTAGGTTCTCTTGGTTCGGTCCCATGTTTGCGACCGTATCTACGATACGGCCATGTGTCTAAACTTACCATGACTTATACTCACTCTATTACTATGCTACCACAGTGTACCACACCATAAAAATCCATGCTTTCTTTTTTATATTAACCAGGATCTAAACGCATCTCCTACTAGAGTAGAACTGATATTTATCTTCTTTCGGAGTGTTTGAATTAATTTTTCATCAATTGTTCCTTTAGCTCGAAGATCGATATATGTTACAGATCTAGTCTGGCCAATTCTATGTGCCCGATCTTCGCTCTGTTGTCTGTCCTCGTTATCGAAAGAGTTCGCATAGTAAATGACCAGATTACAGGCGGTCCAGGTATTTCCGAACTTACCAACACTCTGGTTACTTACAATGAATCTACAAGTATCATCATTCTGAATACGTGATCGTGCCTCTAAGCGCTCTTCTAGTTTAGTTTCTCCCCAGAAGCCTACCGTACTGTCGGGACCGAATTCATCTTGAAGTCGGTCCCGAATTTTTCTTAATGCACGAGGATAAGGAGCCCAGATGATAGCCTTACCAGCATGATTATGAAGTATTTCCACAACAGCATCGGTTCGATTTTCTGGAATATCTTCGATTTCACCAGTTTCTTTTCGGACATGCCCACATAGAATATGCTGAAGCTTTCCTAGCTGATCTAATTTCATAGTTGCTGTTGTGAAGTCACCACTGGCCAATTGAGCCATGGCAACATCACGCATCTGATTATAAACAGGTTCCTGTTCTTCAGTAAGATCAATATCCCAAAATTGATAGATCTTAGGTAGGAGATCTAGTACATCCTCTTTAAGGACCCTGTAACTAGATTTCATTATCTTCTGATTAAGTTCTTCTATATTGCGATAGGCAACTACAACAGAAGGTCTCCTATAAAACTTCTTATTTGCACTATCTTCAAGTCGCTGGGAAGTACGACGGAAATCTATCTGTTGTAGAATCGCATATCGGTTCTTAAATCCCCAGAATGATTTCTGCCCTATAATCCTCCAATCTAAATAACAGTATTGAGTATAAAGATCCATAGGACTTTCCGGTGCTACCAATCCGGTAAGAATGCGACGAACTCTGAATTTTTCTGATAATGTATCTAAGATAAATTTAGTCCGTGCTGCATTCTCATGGCAGATTGTTGTGGACTCATCAATAACTCCTATAACATTATGTCCATCAATAAATTTAAGAAGATATTCCCGAGCCTCACCATCCCGGTTAAGGGCCTCTACGTTCATCGCTAAGAACCGTGGACTATAAGCATGAAGCAAATTATTCAAGGCTTGCCGTTGTGTCTTGTTAGCTCCACTTCTCCATGCACCAATATGAATATCCTTTAACTTATCAGACGGAATCCATTTGGTGAGTTCCCCAGGTTCTTCTTCCGTACCTATCCAATTCATATAACAGCCTTTTGGAGCAAGGATAACAAGATCCATTGCTATAGCATCCATTATGTGATAATCTGATCCATCAAGGTTTCTGTTTGCTGGATCTGGATCAACACCATATTTCTGATAGTTATAAGTTCGTGCCATCCAATCATCTAACACTGGCCGTGACTTACCGGTTCCTTGTTCCATAATAAGAGCAAAGACATCATTGTCCCACAATAGTTTTGCAGCAGTTTCTTGGTGCTTATAGTGCGGATCCATATGTCTTTTTCATTTCTTCTTTCATTAATTTTATTTCTTCTTTAGACCAGAGATCGTTAATCCAAGGCCATTTTTGATCCTGGCAAAGATTATTGAAGGTTCTGCAAAATCCTATAGAAAATGTGTGTGGTGTATTTGTCCATATATAATCATTTGTACGCCATGCAACGCGAGCTTTTTCTTCTTCTGTTCTTGCATTGGCAGCAATGAACAATAATTCCATTAGATCATTAGGATTCATTTTATCCTCCTTTTACCTGTAAAATATAACACAGTCTAGCTTAAGAAGCCAACCCATGCAATATATTATGAATCTCTTGAAAATTCCAGTTGCTTTCCCCTCCATCCCAACACCATGCAGAGGTATTTCTTAATCCACTATCAAATAAAGCTTGAGCCTGATCACCACGCATCAACCACAGTTCATCAGCTCCATCGTATTTCTTAGCTGTTGGCGTGCGTCGCACAGCAATCCAAGCATTTCCACCCATCCGGCAACGGCGCATGAGCCATGCAACCTGGAACGGGTTAATCTCTACATAGAATACTTTAGTCTGCTTGAATTCAACCCAACCTTGAATTCCATGAGGAGTGCAGAATTCTGAATCTGGGACTCCGCTAATTGTGCCAGCGGTTTCTACAGATGTCCACTGGTATCCTGCAAGTTTAATTCGAAATATAGATCTTAAACCACCGTCTTTCATTTTAAGATAGAATCTAGTGTGTGCCTAAGATCTTCATCCAAACCAGTTTGTGATCGTAACCATAATAAATAGTCACGAGGAATCTGGTCGAATGATGATCCCCGGTGTTTTCCAAATCCAATATTCTTTAATCGGACCGGTGTTCTAGAAAAGTGCAATAATTGCTCTGGAGAATATTGCTCTAGCATTTTTAGCAGAATACTGACAGTTGTAGTGACATCGTATAGAGCTTGATGTGGGTATCTATCCTGCACACATGGATCAATTTTTAGCCAATAACGTAGAACTTGATTAGAGTAGCCGGGGGCATGGGGCCAGATGTGTTTTGCGGCTCTAAAAGTACAGATCCATGGTGCAGTAATTTCTGGAATAAATTTTGAATCAAATGCGGAATTATGCGCAACTATGAATGTATCTGATCTTATGTGATTGATTAGATTTGTAATTGCTTCGTGTCTAAAAATAGCTCCCTTTTCCTTAGTAAGCATGTCAGAACGGATATGGTGAAGAGCTTGAGCATGTGGAGAAATAGGACCATCATATATGATATAATTTTCGGCCGTAGAAATCTGTTCCCATAACTGACCATTGTGTTCTAATTTGATCCAAGCCAGTTCTAATAGACTAGCTCCTTTGTCTGGATCTAAATCAGATGTTTCAGTATCTAAAACTATTAGATTCATAAGATAAAAGGAGACCCCGCCGAAGCGGGGTCTAAAGTAGTCCTGGTATCTTAGGCAGAAGCCTGAGCCGGAGTTGCAGGAGCGGGTGAAGCCACCGGGACAGGAACCACCGTGGGACCAATGTGGATGAACTTGTGGTCTTCATCCCAACGCATATCAGCAAAAGTCTGGCCTTCTGTGCGCTGGAAATCTGCAGTAATCTTTTCGACATACTGCTTAACCGTCATGCCGGTGTGATACCGCTTGAAACGATCTGCTGCTCCACGCGCCTTCGCATTCTCCTTGAACACGGTGATAACGTGTTCATCAGGATACTTGGGAAGACGAGGACGTGCAACGGCCCCTTCCTTCTTGGGCTTTGGAGTCTTGGGAGCTGCGGGCTCCTTTTTCACTGCTGCTGGTTTCGCACCAGCGGGAACAGGGGTAGGAACAACTGGTGTAGACATAGAATTTTCTCCCTTCTGTTGAATATTTTACATAACACGGCAAATGAAAGAAGGCAACCCATGAAAGAAAATTATTTTTTCAACTGACCCCAATTTGGTCCAATCTTAATATCTGTTAACATGGGCAGAGTAATAACAGGACAACAATCCTCCATTATCTTAGCACAAGCTCTTGCTTCATCATTATTCTTAATGCTAAAGCATAGTTCATCATGGACTTGTAATATGGGTTGGAATCCAGCTTTATAGATTTCTACCATTGCTTTCTTTGTCTGTCGAGCTGCACTCCCTTGGATCATTCTGTTAAATGCTTTATGAGTATAGGCTCTTTTCATCTTTTCCCCATACCAAGGATGCTTAGGATCATCCTTACGACGGTTTACTTCTTCTTCAGAACATGGCAGTGTGTCTATGTTTCTGTTCGCATGTTTAAATTCCCATTCTCTAGCAAAATCACGATACATTGGTTCCCAAAGATTAAAGTGGTTTCGTGCTCCATCTATCAGTTTAATGTACCCGTTTTTAGCTGCATATCTAGCGTAATGACTAGATGCTTCACGGACAAACGGCAATTCTTCATCATATTGATCTATAGTCTTTTTAGCTTCTTCCTCACTCATACCAGTCATTAAGGCAAACTTCGCTACTCCAGCTCCATAACTCTTTGCAAAATTTACGTCCTTAGCGCGTCTGCGCGGTATCTTAGTTATGTTCATAACATAGTTATGGAAATCTGTTTTAGGATCATTTCTATACATATCAGCAGCACGTTTTGCTCCACGTGCTCTTAGTAGCTCTGCTACGAATACAATGAGCCTATATTCTTGTTGTTGATAATCGATGCTGCACCACAGTTCACCGTCTTCTGGTAAAAAGCATGAACGAATAAGAGGTGCGGTTTCATCATCCCGGCTAGGCATTTGTTGGAGTGGTGGATCACTGTAGCTGAATCTATGACTACGTGCACCTCCACCTTCATTTCGAAATTGGTTAACTGTAGGAAATACTCTACTCTTATGAGCATAATCTAAGATAAATTTTTCCAAGAACCTGTCAGCCAAATCTGTTAAGCTTTTAATCTTATGCACTGTACGGGGGAACCAATGTTGGTGATTTGCCATGAATCCTTTTTCAAAGCTTGCCTGACCTTCCGAGTAGTTTTCAGTTGGTGAAGTTTTAGGATAGACTAAGTCCCGTTTATCAAATTGATGTTTTAACCAATGATTAGATCTTATATCTTTTATTGTGACTCTTTCTCCTGTTGAACTGCTAAGATCATACAGCATGTTATCACGCTGTTCTTTAATTCTGCCTGACACTCCTTCTGCTTTGCGTTTATCTACTCGTATTCCTCTTTGTTTCATTTTTAGAGTTATTGGCATCAAGTCTCGTTCAGTTTGATATGCAGCATCCAAATTCTCTTCTGTAAGTAATGGACGCATAACATGAGCAAGTTGCAGTGTACTCATAGCATCTTGTTCTGCGTAAGGACCAACATATTCAGCCGGGTATTCGTACATAAACGATTTGACTTCATTCTCTTTTACTCTATAAGAACCTGCATATTCTTTCAATAATCGTTCATCTTTGCCAGGAAGTCCTTTCCACTTACAAAGATTGTCTAGTGAAAATGAAGGAAGATTTTCATTTATCATAGATGACATTGCCTGAACATCATCTATCAAAGCTGGTGGTGGAACTTCGAATATGGCTTGAAGCCATCCCCAGTCATACTGAAAGTTATGGAATATAAAACGGGTGTGATTTTGTGCTGCTAAAGACTTGAGCCATCGTTGTACTAGACTGCGATCAAAATAAGCTTTATGGTGATGCCATAGTGGAATATAGATTGCCTTGTCTCTCCATGCACATGATATACCGCAGACATATCCTGTACGAGGATTATTCTTATCACATTTAAAAAACCCAGGTCCTTTATTTTCCTTTAAGCCAGGATCAAAAGTTTCAGTATCAATTGCGATTTCTGTCTCTTGGGAGAGATCTGGCAGCTCAACCGGCAGTTTCCAACTGCTTTCTAGGTGCTGATAAGGCAGAAGGAATTGATCAAAAACTGGCTGTTTGCGCGCTACCATTTGTGCACCCTAGATGATCGTTCCCTGCCACTCAGGACCCTGCGTAAGCCGCTTAACATATGGCCAGCTAGGGCTGTACCCACCCCCCTATTCTTGGGCGTGATGACCTCCATCTTCAGGGGTTCCTGGATAATTTGGTTCTGGTCTTATCAAGCTATTTCTCCTAAGTTCTTCCCCTTCTATCATATCCAGAAGTGTAAGTCTAGCAGTTTCAAGATCAATTCGTGTTTCGTAAGTACAGAGCATGAAAATATATTCTTCTTCTAAAATTGATAGATTGTTTATGTGCGCGAATCGATTTACTTCTACCTTAATTTCTAATCGTCCAAGCACACGGTTAACATTATAGAACGTAACCTCTATCAACTTGTCCAAGTAATGTAGAGCCTTCTCTAAGTCTTGCATACCACCTTTCTTGCGCCATCTGGAAATGTATTTGGTCGTAGTTCCTTCCAAATAACCAAGTGGAATAGCTATAGCGAGATCCCAATGCTCATATCCGGATTTATAGTGTTTTCCTCCCACCTGTTTTTCATTAGCGGACATATATAGAACTCCCTCTTTTGCTGAGCCAATCGTTGACATGGTCTGACATGTATGATTCCTTCGCTAACTGCTGTGCTGTCCGCAGTGCATCCTGTATTATTGGGAACGCATATTTGTTCCCCATGTTCAACTCGTGTTCTCCTGTTTCATGCATTTCTAAAAGATCGCATATTTTGACTTTTATTAGTTCTTCATTTGCTAGTTCTGGAAGTTTAATCTCGAGATGCTTTAGGCCGATGGATTCTGCCTTGTCCATTGACTCTTTCAGTCCTGGTACGGATTTCTTAACACCAAATGGAATGTCTCCCGCATATAGTTCACCACTATCGTGATGTAGACAATAATAGAGTACTTCTGCACGAGGAAGTCCAAACACTTCTATAAATATACAAGCGACGCGCCAGCAATGATGACCGACCGTTTGTTCTTTCAACATAGGCCAAGTCGAGTATCGCTTGACACAACCGGCTAGATATCGTGAACTGTGTATGTCATTGCGATTTATCATACGATCTCCTTTTTATCCATTCTGTTCCAGCTTTTCGCCAATCTTCTGCAATAACTTTTTCCATTACTTCAAGAGCTCCCGCAATTTCCTTTTTCTTATATAGATAATGAGCTTGAGCCATCGGAAGAACCACTTGCCCAAGAAACGAATTAGAAATATTTCCACTATAGATCTCTCCATTACCATGTATCTTATCTACCCACGCCATAGTTTCTTGTAATTCTTCATCAAATGTTTCAGGATATTCAATCAAAGATTGTGTTCCTTCATAGTCAAATGTGTTTCTCAAAGCAACATATAGATCTTCACTTGGTCGGATGCGCTTTTGCAGCATGCTTAGATGATCTATATAGAGATGCAGATTAGTTGAAATCTGCCAATACACTCCTACTCCTATTCCAAGCATACTTGCCACATATTCCTGCATAATTGGAAAATGCACTGCATTTGCACCACAACATCCCCAAATTAAATCATTTGATCTATTAAATACAGTCATCTGTAATCCATTATTCTGGATACGGAATGTAACGACGAGATTACATGGCTTTGCTGTTTCTGTAAAAAGATCTTCTCTACCAGCTCCCCACATTTGGAGAACAGCTTGCCGGGTATTGGGAGTTCTCCGCAATTGTTGAATAATCTCAGTCAGTTGATTACCATGGCCCAGACCATATTTCCATCTATAGCCATATGCGTCCATGATTCTACCATAATTTCCATATAACTTGCTGAAGTCCTTGACATAAAAATCAAGAAATTCCCCATCGTCCCTACCGGCAAGCATCCACATGGCTTCCATTAAATGGAAGAATGGATTGGCGTCTCTTATATGATTTATTAAGACATGTTGTTTAGGAAATTCATAACGGATGGTGACTGGTATTTGACAGACCCAAGCATCACCATTTCTGGTCTTTTCTTTTTCTCCCGTATGTAGAATATATCGTAATGCTTTGGGAAGGGCGTCTCGAACATTAGCTGCGTGGATCACGTACATTTTCTTCCCCCTTTTCGGTTACGATTTTTGCTCCACTTAGTTTTATATCACGCGGGGTACCCCAGTCTATAGGATCATATGTAGTTTCCAATGCGTACTTGGTACAATCCATCAAATCAATAGCATGACTGATAAATGGCTCTCGCTGGCTTTTCACTACATTTTCTAAAGCAAATCGGAATTTTTTCATTGCCTTTTTTGAAACAAAATATGCTCCACGAACAGCATAAGGTGAAATACGCTGCTTTTCTCGGATACTAGTGAAATTGTTTAAGCTATCTACATAAGAAAAAGCTGGATTAGCACTGGAGTTCACTAATACTCCAATGTCAGTAGTATTAGTGAGCACACGCAGATCATTTGTGAAATTTAATATATCACTATCTAATATTAAACAAGAATCTGGTTCTACCTTATTAATGACTTGCATAGCGGTTTCTGCTGGACCTTTGGTATCTGAAACACTAAAATGTATATCTTTTGGATCATTTGTAGTTCCTGGTGGAATTGCGATTGTTATTGAACTAAACTCGACTGGAATTGTAAAAAATACATGATATACCATCCATGCTATTCTCCCACGCCATTCTATATTTAAACATGGCTTAGGAATCGTATATCCTTCTTCCTGAAACCGTTTACTTTTACCGGCAGCTAGAATGATTACATGCATTTTTCTAGCTCCATTGCCATCTGTGCTGCCCACTTCCCAGCGTTGGGAGTGCTGTTTCTAAGGGCGATCCGCTTGAGAGCTACCATTGCC